TCACAACAACGGCGCGGCCACAATCAACGGCGACAGGTCGTAGCCCATCTCGGCCGCCTGCGTCTTGAGCCGTTCCAATTGCGCGCGCTGCATCTGCGGCGAGCGCGACAGGATCCACAGGTACTTGCGATCCGGCTCGCCGACCATCGCCCACTGGTAATCCGGGTCGAGCGCGATCACCCAATAGTCGGCCCACACCAGCGGCAACCAAGCGAGCCACTCGGGAGCGAAGCGCACCTGCAGTTGGCCGGGCTGGCCATCGACCGGGCGCGCCACGCCGTCGGCCTGGGTCAGGCTGCCATCGGCGGTGCGGCAGCCATTGCGCACGCCGATCAGGCCATCGTCGCGCAAGGTGTAGCTGGCGGTGATGTCGCCGCGGCACTTTTTCTGGAACGACACCGGCAGGTGCGCAATCTCATGCCACTGGCCCGCGTAGCGCGAGATGTCCAGCTGCGGCACCGCACGCACCGGCTGTTGCGCCAGCGCTGTCAGCGGCAGCAGGGCGACGAACGACAACAGCAGGCGGGGCAGGCGCATGACAATCTCCGGTGGACGCGCGCAGGCTAGGCCATGTCCCCGGCCGCGCGGCGTGAACCGGCGCAAGAAACGCGGGCGCCGAGAGCGGCCGGCAACAAAGTTGCTCGCAACGCTTGCCCAAACTGCGCCTGCTCGCTATAGTGCGCGTCCTCGCAACGCAGGCATCGTGTTGCAGGTTAAGTGGCCGAGTAGCTCAGTTGGTAGAGCAGGGGATTGAAAATCCCCGTGTCGGCGGTTCGATTCCGTCCTCGGCCACCATATCCAAGCCTTACAGCACAAGGGTTACGCCCTTTTCTGCTGCTTCTGAATCACCAGCTCCGTTTTAAACTTGATCCATTTTTGCACCAGTTGCAAGCGTGGGTAGTCGGGCTGCGTCCACGGCCAAGTGTTCGGGCGACAGATGGGCGTATCGCAGCACTGACTGGTATGAGCGCCATCCACCGAGCTCCATCAGCGAGCGCAGCGAGGTCCCGGCCATCACGTGCCAGCTTGCCCAGGTGTGCCGCAGGTCGTGCCACCGCAATGGCGCGATGCGCGCCCGCCGTTGGGCTGCCTTGAAGCCGTGATTGTTGCCGCGGTTGTACGGCATGCCTTGTTCATTCGGAAACACCCACCTCGCGTGCTTGCCCTTCTGGGATGCCAGCACAGCCATCGCCTGATCATTGAGCGGTGAGCCGATCGCGCGCTTGGCCTTGACCTGACTGCCGGCTACCCATGCTACGCGTCGGTGCAGGTCGATTCTGCTCCATTCCAACCGTAGGACGTTCTGCTCGCGCCAGCCGGTGGCCAGGGCAAAAAGGTAGGGTGCGCGCAGGTGCTCTGCGAGCTCCCTGTGCAGGCGCTCGGCCTCGCTCACGGTGAGCCAGCGGTAATCCTCTTTTGGCTTGCCGTTCTCTTCCAGGCGAATTGCCGGCACGCGGTCGAGCCAGCCCCAGCTATGCGCTGCGCGCAGGATCGAGCGCACCAGCGCCAGCATCTTTTCTGCGGTCGAGCGCGAGGTAGTGCGATCGTCCTTGCGGCCGTCTCGCTTCACCCGGGGTTCTGCCATGCGTTGCACCAGCAGCGCTGCGAGGAGGTCGGAATCGATCGCATCCAGCGTCTTTCCGCGTAGGTGCGGATCCAGCCAGCGCAGGTTGTGCATATCCTTGCCGAGGCTTCGCTTGGCTTGCTTGTCTGCGAGCCAGCGCGGCACGGCTTCTACCCAGCGACGTTGCGGCTTCTCGCCTAGGCGGCTCGTGCGGTACGTTTCCGCGTGCAGCTTTGACGCCCACTCGGTTGCGAGCGTGCGGTCGGCAGTCCCAGTGCTTCGAAATATGCGCTGTCCGCTGGGGTGGGTGTAGCGGACGTGCCAAATGCCTTTTTTGCCGCGCTGAGTGAGGGTGTAGGGACTTCTTGCCATGGTTCACCGGAGAGATATGCATCGAGTGCTGCTTTGTGAAACCGCCAGCGTCCGCCCAGTTTTCTGCCTGGCGGATGCTTGCGTGTTTTCATCATGCTGCGCAGCGTGACGGGGTGTAGCTTCAGGTAGTCGGCCGCTTGCGAGAGGGTCATAACTTCAACGGCTTCGACTTCAGCCACTGCGCGCCTCCGGCTTGGCCTGCTGGTTGATGAGGTTGCTCACCGCCCACTGCCTCATCCGCGTCCAACGCGCTTCCGGTGTCTCGTCCCAATAAGAGGCCTCGTCGTTCTCGTAAACAACCTCCTGTGCCAGCGGTGTGGCGATGTCCAGTCGCGCTGCTGCGCGGTCAGGCTCGAAGTCGTGATCCGTGCCTCCGTTTGGCCCTTGATCCAAGTCTGTCCCGCGCAAATGCGCCACCGCGCCCAGTGCGCAAAAACAGCCGTCCTGTTCGACTGTATGTGCGATCAGTTTCTTCTCCGGCAGCGCGTCCAGGGCGGCGATCAAGTCGCGCATAAGCGCTTGCCCACGGTTCCCACGAATTGCCGATGCGACTCGGCCGCGCCAGCGCCCGAAGGCCAAGATGTCGTCGTTATCGTCGATATATCCTGAGCGGCTCACGCATCACCTGCCGCCGCTGCCGGCTGGGGGTGGGTGGCTCGTGCAGCGTTAATTCCTTCCCCGCATGCTTGCTTGCCGAGCGCGTCTCGAAGAGCCACGCGCGCCCTGTGAGCTAGATCGGGACCGGTAAGGTCAGTGCCCATCCACAACAACCCGTAGGCCAGTTTGGCCGCCTCAACTATCGCCGCATCTTGGCACCCATCAACCGGCACAGCAGCGGGCGCGGGCGGGGCGGTGTAGAGCGCCGTTCCGATTGGCAGGGCCGGCTTGATGATGTCGCTGGTTCCGTTGTCGTTGTAGGTCTCTTGCGAGACCACGGCCTCCGGCTCCCCCACCGGCTGGCGGGCGGCGAGGTGTTGCCATGCGAGCCACGCGCCATAGGTGTCTTCGGAAAGATAGAAGCCGGCGTAATCCCGGTTTGTCGCAAATGCGTTGTCGTGCGCCCAGTCCTCAAACTGCGCCCGCGCATCCCCACCGCTCCCCGCATCGGGCGGCAACTGTCCGGAATTTCCGAAATTTTCGTTCATGGCTCAGCCCTCCAACTTCGACAGGCGCAGCGCCTGCTCGAGCACCAGGAACAAGCGGCGCGTTTCGGCCGACTGCAGCGCGAAGCGCGCATCCAGTTCCGCGCGCATGCCGTCGCCCTCAACGTCGTCGAGCTGGTCCAGCACGCCGTCCAGGAACTTGAGCTTCCGGATCACCAGGTCTTCGTCGAGGACGAACGACAGGTTGTCGTCCAGCACCAGGGCCAGCTTGGTTACCTGCTTGCCGGCTTCCAGGTGCTTCTCGATCTCGTCGCCGCGCAGCTCCTGGTGCTGGCACTTCACGATGGCGCCGCCCTCGATCGGGTCGCGCAGCTCCGCTTCCTCGCCAATGCTCAGCGATTCCGGCAGCGGCTCGCCGGCGATCCATCCGGTGAGCACGGCGCGCGGCGCCACTTCGGCATTGAGAGGAAGGGCCGGGAAGCTTCCGAGCATGCCGCGGATCTCCGACACCACGCTCTCACCGACCTTGCGGCTCGATGTGTCCACGATAGCCAGGCCGTTGGCAAGGTCGAGGATCACGTCGGTGCGCGAGTTGCGCACGAAGGCCTTGGGCAGCAGCTCGTGGATGATGTCGTCTTTCAGGCGCTTGCGTGCCTTCCCGCCCGGCCGGCGGCCGTCGCGCTTCTCGATCTCGGCGCACTTCGCCTCGAGCGCATCGTTGATGACGACGCCGGGCAGCATCTTGTCCTGGCCACCGACGGAAAGCCACAGGAAGTCGCCGATGCGGTGTGACAGCTGCTCGGTCTCCTCGCGGCCGAACGGCGAAACGAAGCCGCGGGAGGTCATCTTCAGCGCGCCGACTGGCTTGAGCGCGCACTGAGGCAGGAGCTCCTCGACGGCGGACAGGTCGAGGGAGGTGGGGAAGCGGAACATGGTGAGGTTGCGAAAGAACATGGTTGGTCCTTGGAGAGAGAATTAGGGGAGGCGACGGAAGGAGATGACCCACACCCAGGGGTTGGCGGCCCAGTCGCCGCCGGTGCTGGTCCAGAGGCTGCGGAACGCGCCGGTAGGCGATGCATGGCCGCACCGGTCGTCGTCGCGCCATGCCCATGCATGGCTCTCCTCGAACGGGAATTTGCGCAGGCCCTCAGCCTCGGCGTCTGCAGCGCTGATCGCCTGCAGCCGCTCCACGCGCACGTCTGTGATCTCCAGCACGAGGCGGCACGCCCAGCGCGGCATGTGGATGCTGGGATTCCACCAAGGGTCATCCACGAAGGACTGCATGCCGTTGCGTTCAAAGGGCGTAAGGCTGCGATACGGCCAAGGTTCGCCGCCCAGCATGTAGATGGGTCGGAACTCGCCGTCAGCGCGGTAGATCGTGCGGTACGAAACCGGCGGTGGTCCCGGAATTCCGGCGCGACCCTCGTGCGAGTACCGGCCAGCGGCGACCTGCAGAGGGTGGACCTGTTGCCACGTCTCCCGCACCCACAGCCGGTCGCCGATCTTCCCGAACGGGCAATGCACACGACCAGTGCGAGAACACGGAAGCTGCGATGCCAAGGTCTTCGACAGAGGGCGGCCCGCCGTGTCCTGTCCGAAGTTGATGCCGTTCCAGCAGAAGTTGCCGCTTGCATCGATGCTGGGCTGAGGCCTCACCGCGCGCCGCGTCTGCGACTTCGCGCCGGACAGGATGGCGCGCACCATGGCGCCGTTGAACAGGATGGGGCGCTCACGCATGGCACGGCTCCACCTGGGTGGTCAGCTCAGCGATAAAGGCCGGCCACAAGTTCTGCCAGAACCCAAGGGCCTGCGGGTTGTCGACCTTGCCGATCTGGTGCCCGCCGTACAGCAGGCTTTCGTAGAGCCAGTCCTCCCGCTCGACCAGCATGCCGAGATGCGACTCGCTGTCGATCCCATCGCGGAGCACGTCATAGCGGTCGCGTGCCTCATCCCGAGAAACCTCGCCCTGGCGTCGGTCGTCGATGATCAGTCGACGGATGTCGGCTACCGCTTTCTCGCCACAGAAAATTTGGCTCTGCGCTCCCCAGAGTTTGCCAATTGCGTAGTCGCGGCCGATTTTGCCAAGGAACCATGAGGCAGGGCCGCCCATGCTGTTCCATGTGTGGCCCACGGTGCCGAACGTGGTGTGGCAGACCAGCACGCACCAATACGTCGTGCCGCCGCGGCGGTCTGGCTCATTTCCCTCGGTGAGGTAGAACCGGCCGTGTTCGCCGTTTGCGGCGATGGTGAAACAGGTGGCGGTCTCACGCATGGTTGTGCTCCTTGTCGATCGCCGCGAAGCGCTGCGGCATCTGGGTGAGGTCTGGGCGCTGGCCGTTGCGCCAGGCGGTCTGGAAGTTGCGGCCGAACTGCTCGCGCAGCTGGTCGATCTCGCGGGCCTCTGGCGAAAGCTGGGTGCGGCGCAGCTGGCAGGCGCACTGGTAGCGGTGCAGGCGCGCGGCGTCGGTGATCTGGCGCGGCATGCCGGCGAGGTCGTGCTGCAGGATGGCGTCGAGGCCGCGGCCGAGGGGGTGAGGGTCATGCGACGTCTCCCAGCGGCAGGCCATGCTGGTGCCCCGTTGCTGCGCATGCGGGACTGATCCACAGGCATTCAGTCCGGAGCTTGCAGCCACGGCCTGCGCTGATCCGCGCCTGTGTCTCCTCGCGGCGCCAGCCTGCGAGAGCGGAGTCATAGAGGTCAGTGCGGTAGCCAGACACCACCACCATGCCCGTAAGGCTGCCAATGCAATCCAGCAGCTGCTTGTGATCCGCCTCGGTCATTTCGTGCCGGTAGTAGCCGGCTTTGCCTGCTTGCATGACGCGCGTGCTATGGACGTACGGCGGATCCACGTAATGAAGCGTCTGCGGCGTATCGTGCTGCTGCATTACCTCGATCGCGGATCGGTTTTCGATCAGCACGCCGGCGAAGCGCTCCGCTATTTCGGCCAGGCCAGCGGGGAATCGAGTCCACAGATGTTGTGCAGTGCCGTAGGCACGCTGTGAATCGATCCGGAAGCCCGTTTTGCCCTTGGTGGCACCTGCGGATCCGAACCCCATCTGGGCGCGGATGAGCAGGCGGCGCGCGCGCTCGACAGCGTCGTCGGTCGGATCCCAAGCAATGTCGAACTCAGCGCGGGCGTACGGCGTCAGCTGGCACAGTTCGACTAGGCGATCGCGATCGGCAGGTGCCTGCAGCACGCGGAAGAAGTTCACCACGTCGCCGTCGAGGTCGTTGTAAACCTCCGCATAGCTGCGTGGCTTAGTCAGCAGCACGCCGGCCGCGCCACCGAAAGGCTCGACATACGTGCGGTGCGGCGGCAGGTGGCGCTGCACCCATGGCGACAGCCTGAACTTCCCACCGTGGTAGCGGAACGCAGGGGAGGTGATCATGCGGCCACCTGCAGTGGCAGTGGCTTCGTGTCGAGATTGACGGTGGCGATCGCGACCAGCGGCGGCGGGCTGACGCTGTTGCCGCACATGCGCACCGCCGCGCTGGTGCTGATGGCGCGGCCGTCGGCGGTGTGGGTGATCCGGTATGTGGCTGGGAAGCCCTGCGCACGGAACAGCTCGTGCGGCTTGAGCATGCGCAGGCCAATGTCGACGATCACGTACGGCGTGCCCTTGATCACCACGGTGACCAGCGCCAGCCGGTCCTTGGTGGTGACCGTGTCCAGCGGTTCGCGCAGATCCACGCCGATGCCGGTGCCGTAGTACTTCACCAGAAACGCGGCGACCTGCAGCGCGCCGGCCTGCTGCTCGGCGCTGAGCGTGCACTCGACAACGCCGTGGTGCACCGCGCCGGCGCACACGGTGCCCAGCGGCTCGCCAGCATCCTGACCGTGCGCATTCCGGCGCATGGTGATCAGGTGCGCTGTGGCGAGCTGCTGCTGGCTGCCAGACGCGGTGATGGTGCTCATCGGGTCGCGCGCATCGCGGCCGCCGCCTTCGTAGAAGCCGCCGTTCGCCTGTTCCAGGAATGCGCATGCGACAGCTTGGCCGCCGCTACCGCTGGCAGTGACGGTGCCCACCGGTGTGCGGGCATCCTTGCTGCCCGACCCCCAACGCTGGGCGGCGCCAGGCCGTCCATCACCGTGGCCGGCCTGCACCATGATCGGTGCCACCAGCGCCGTGTCCGCCTTCGTGGTCATCGTGTAGAGCGGTTCGGCACCTGAGCGCGGCTCGGACTGGCCGGCGCGGCCGCCGACACCGGCGAGGATCGGCGCCACTGCCGAGAAATGACCGCCCTTCACCCCGGCGCAGATCGTGCGCAGCGGTTCGTCGGCGCGCATGGTGCGCTGGTTGCTGGCGTTCGAGTGCTCGGTGATGAAGGGCGCCAGCTCCGGCGCAACCAGCATCAGCTCGCCGCGGTTGGCCGCGGTGATCGTCGGCAGCGGCGCCTGCACGTCGTTGACCCTGTCCGAGCCCTGGTGCGTGGCCGGCACGATGAAAGGGTCGGCAGACTGCAGCACGTGGCGCATGACGCCCTTGGCGATGCGGCGCAGTGTGGCGTCAGCGAGCGGCCGCTTGCGGGTGAAGATAGACGGGCAGGGCAGGGAGAAATCCAGGCAATCGGCGGCGCGCACGCGCGGCTGCTGGCCGGGTGCGGTTCCGTGCGTCGGTGCCGGCCACACGATCGGCTCACCATCTCGCCGAGCCAGCAGGAACAGTCGCTCGCGGCTGGTGCCGGCGCCGTAGTCGCTGGCGGTCAGCTTGCGCCACTCCACGCGGTAGCCCTTCGACTCCAGCGCCGCGACGAACTGGCGCCAGGTGCGGCCGCTGTGGCGCTTGTCCGGCACTAGCTGCTGATTCGCCACCGGCACGCGCTCGCCACGTGCCGCCACCGTGCCGTCCATCTTCAGGACGCGGCCGGTCAACCTGCAGCGCTTGGCCACCAGCGGACCCCAGGTCAGAATCTGCCACACGTTTTCCAGCGACAGAATGCGCGGGGCGGTGTTCGTGCCGTCTCGCAAGTCGGCGCGTAGCAGTTGGCCGATCCACTTCAGTGCGACCCAGGAAAGTGCGCGCGTCTTGTGGCTGCGCGGCTGGCCGCCCTTGGCCTGGCTGAAGTGGGTGCAGTCCGGCGAGGCATGGAACCAGCCGATCGGGCGCCCGGCGACATCGCGGCGCGGATCCGCATGCCAGATGTCCTCACGGTGGTGGATCGTCAGCGGGTGGTTGGCCGCGTGCATGCCGATCGCCCACTCGTTGTGGTTGTAGGCCAGTGCCGGATCAACGCCCAGGGCCTGCTTCAGCGCCTCGCTTGCGCCACCGCCGCCGGCGAACAGGTCGACCACGATCTCGCCCGGGCGCAGGCACGAGACCTGCGGAGCGGGAAAATTGAAAGAGTGCGAGCCGTCAGCCATGAGTGCGTGCGTCCTGGGATTGGGGTGAAAAGCGCTGCTTGCGGGCGTGTGGCCCGCTCAAACCTGGGCGATGCCGCTCATGGACTGGCGGTAATCGGCAGCGCGACGAATCGGGGTGTTGCCGAGTACCTCGATGCATCCGCCGTTGGCCTCGAATTCGGCAATTTCTTGCGAAATGCGGGCGCTTTCGTTCGCCTTCTTCTGCGCGGGACTCAAGGCGACGACCGCATGCGCGGGGACGGTGTGGGACGGGATGACCGTGGGTGTGGTGCGGCGCGCCGAGTTCTCGGCCGCCGACGTCATGGTCTTGGCCACCTTGATGCGGGTGGCAGGCGTCAGGCGCCAGCGGGTGCCGCCCGCATCTGGTGTGCGGCTGACCAGGCCTGTCCCGCGCATCGCATTCAGTGCGCGGGTAATCTGCGAGCGGCTGCACTCCGGGGCTGCAGTGGCCTGCAGCTCGGCGCTGGTTACGCCCTCCTTGGCATGGAATAGCCCCGCGCGCAGCTGTGCGGCCAGACCTTTAGTCTGCATTCCGCTGCTCATGCCGCACCTGCCTGCGCGCACGGCGCGATGAGCTGCTGCGCTTGCGCGATGCCGCGCGGATTGAGCGTGATGGTGCTGGGGAAGTCGCGCTGGTCGAAGTTCGCCAGATTGCTCTCTTCCAGCCAATTGATGGCGCGGCGCGTGAATGTACGTCCGGCGGCGCCGCGGAATCCTTCGCTGGTGCGGCGCAGGGTGTGGTCGGGTGTCTGGTATGCGGCGAGCAGTGCTTCGCGCACGATGGGCTTGAGGGGCATACGGAGTCCTAGGCGGCGCGTGCCGCAGTGGTGAGGGCGGCCATGGCCTCTTCGCGGGCCCGGCCAATGAGCGAGAGCGGCACGCGGTGCAGGCCCGCTGGGTCGGTCCAGCGGTTTTCTACGAGCGAGCGCAGATGGGTGGGGCGGGTGGCCACGCCGCAGCGGGCACACTGGATGTGGAACATCACCGGCACCGGCGTGCCCAGCCGGGTGTGCAGGCGCACGGGCGCGCCGTGCGTTTCCACCCACTGCGGGTGGTGGCCGGCTTGGCAGCCAGGGATGCTTGGATGCAGCGGGGTGGAAATCTGGCGCATGGTCAGGCCTCCTGCAGGTGCAAGTCGGCGTTGCCGGTAAGCAGGCCGGGGATGGGCCGCGGCGTGTCTTCCACGCCGGCGTGGAGCGCGGAGATGCATTCGTCGGCCTCGGCATTGCAGGCATGCGCGATGACGGACCAGAACGACGCGAGCTGTGCTTCGCCGCGTAGCCGGGCCTGCGCCGCATGCGTGTAGGCGTGCCGGCGCGCAGCGAATGCCGTGCTGATGCGGGAGGCCAGTGGCACGTCAGCGTCCATCTGCAACGGCCTCCGTGTACTCGGCATGTGCTTGCGCGAGCTCCAGAATGCGGTGGGGCACTGCGTAGCAGCCGAGCAGCGCCACCAGCGCCCAGGCAATGCGCATGCGCCGGCTCATGCCTGTACCTGGCGCACACGGCGGCCTGCTCGATCCAGCCACCGCACGGCGGCGCGCAGCGCCGGGGCAGACATGCGGTAGCGGCCCGCGCCTATCTGCAGCTCCGTGGGGCGCGCCACCAATTGGCTGGAGAAGCCCACCGAGATCTCCTGCGCGGTGCGGCTGTATTCGCTGGCGTACAGGCCGGCCCAGACGTGTCCGCGACCGAACTGCGCGCTGTCGGGGGTCACCTGCAGGCACAGCAGCTGCCCGCGGTGGCCGGTGGCGAAGTCTGCGCACTGCAGCGCCGTTGCGCGGGGTGTGTTTGCGCCCATGTCAGCCCACCTCGCGCACGGCGATGTCGTGCGCCAGCAGCCACGTGGTGATGGCCGAGCGCGTGTCGTCATCTACAGGGATGGCGGTGTTGCCGAACACCATGCAGTGCGACGGCACGTTGCTGATCTGGTCGCGATCGCAGCGCGTGAGGCTGTAGTTCCCGTTGTCGGTGTCGGCAATCGCGGGGCAAACCGCCGCAAGCACCGTCTCGCCCACCACGGTGAGCTGCAGGCGGACGCCACGGCCCAGGCGAAACCGGGCTGTCGAGCGTGTGGAGGCCATGGCGGGACTCATGCGCAGCGCTCCATCGCGCCGCCATGGCTGGGGTGTTCTTCGATCAGATCGGCGGCCAAGGCTTTCAGCCGCTTCCAGGACGCGAGGGGCAGTTCGATGCAGCTGTGCATCAGCCACAGGCAGTGGCGCACCCCATCACTGCTCGATGTGACCTCGAAGCGAGGCGCCGCATCATCACTGCCGCAGATGACGAGCAGCTGGATCGCAGTGCTGCGCGGCGGCTGGCAATAGATTTCTGCCATCCAGTACCGCGCCCCGGTCGCCGGGTTGCGACGTGCAGACAGAACCGCCGTGGTTCCTCCGTAGCAGGGCACTTCCAGGCGCAGCGTGCTCATGCCCGCAGCTCCTGCGCCAGGTCACGGCTGGCGGCCTCTTCGTGCTTGCCGGCCACGGCAATCCGCTCGTGCCGCGCCAGGTGAGTACTGCGGGGGCGCGAGTGGCCCCGACGGCGCAGGTCTTCAGCGTGCGCGTGATCGGCGGCGCTGCAGGCGGTGAGGCATCGACGTGCTGCGGCGTCGTCGATCAGCTGTCTCGTGTGCGACGTGTCTTGGTCAGACTCTGCAATCTGTGACATGGCGATTCCTCGGTGCGGTGCGTAGGAAAAGAGCGGCAAAGAGCCAATTACTGACCGGCGCGGCGAACCGCCAACGCGAACCCGCCGCCGTCGCGGGGGAGGTCGTAGACGTCGCCGCTGCCGAAATAGACGCCCCACGCGGACGCCGGAGACCAGGCGCACAAGTCGCTGGTCCAGAACCATTGCGAGGGAAAATTCGGGAACGCGTCGGTGTCGATCGCGGGTGCATGGCGGGTCAGGTCCACGAGCGATAGCAGTTCCTGCCGCGTGGGCAGGCGCCAGTCGTGATGGCCGCCCAGTTGCAGGCCCGCGCACGCTATCGCGGCGTCTTGGTGGCTGACGTTCCTGGCAACGGGCTGTGCGGACCACTCAAGACCGGTGGTCGCATCGATGACGGTCAGAACGCCGCCATGGGTTTGGGTGAAACGGATCTGCTGCAGCGTGTCGGTGCTGGACATGGCGCTCTCTCCGAAGAAGGAGGGCGCCGGCGGGTCAGTCAGGCCAGGGGAGGGGCCTGCTACCGGGCAGAGGGGAGGGCTGACCGGCAGGGACGACCCGCCGGTCGCCCGTCAGCGAAGTCGCCGACAGGCACATTAATGCACAAACGAATTGGTAGTGCAATACCTAAACGAATTGATTGATCAGGGAGAGCGGCCCCATTTTCTGGTGAAGTCATCGCGCATCTTCGAGCAAGTGTCCATGACGAAGCCCGCCGTGTTTGCGGTAGATCTCGGATCCTGCTGCAGTTGCGCCAAGTCTTTCTCGCATAGTTCTATTGCTTGCCGCTCGCGAGACCGCTCTTGCCCCTCTGGCGTATTTGAGAGAATGGCGCCGCAGCCCAGGAAGAGCGTAACAAGCGCAATGGGAATGCCTAGCCAAACTAATAGCTTGCCACTAGAACCTTTACCGGGAGCAACTGGTCCCGGGGGGAGCGTGCCGGCGGCCGGGTCCTGAGGTAAGGGTGCACCGCACCCCACGCAATTGCTCGCCTTGTCACTTATTTCTCTACCGCATTCGCTACATGAAACAAGGGCCATATTCCCTCCCTGAAATTGGATTCGCCGTGGTCACTAAAGGCCGCCTCTGCCACTTCGATCAATGACTCGGCCGACGATGTGTACATTTTCCACATCTTCTGCTGTAAGTATTTCGTCAGGATAAAGTGCTTTGTCCGCGTTATCGCTGACAATGCGCAGGCGCCCATCGGCCATTTTAAAAAGGCGTTTTATTTTGACGTCAGGGTCAGTTCCTCCGGTGGTAAACACATAGACTCGGCCGTCTATGATGTGCTTGTTGTCGGCGATATTCACCGCGATCCTGTCGCCGTCAAATAGCGTTCGTTCCATGCTGTCGCCGGTGACGCGCATTACTCGGACATCCTCCGGCTTTGCGCCCACCTGACGAAACCATGAAAGCTGATAGGACATGCGGTAGCGGGTTTCAACGAACTCCGGCATTCGTAAGCCCACGCCGGCGGATACCAGCACATCAACCTCGGCAACGATTACTTCGCGGTCTGGATCGAGGCCGTCTTCGCCATCTACCGATTTGACACGGTAAGCAGCAAGTGGTTCGTTTACCGACCGGCGCTCGGTAGTTGTTTTTTCGTCAAGCTTGCCGGTTCGGAGCTCTTCAACTGATAGGCCAAAGTATTCAGCTAGAGGGCGCAGAGTTCCGTCTCGTGGATCAGAAACGCGGCCACTTAGAACGCGATGGATCGTGGGCTGGGGAACCCCTGTATTCCTGGACAGTTGATTCTCGCTAAGAGACTCAACACCCATCAGGTGGCGCAGGTTTTCTGACAATCGATTCATATCCGAATTGTCCGGCGTCATCGGTGGCGCGCATAGATCGTTTGTGTATTGCATGCCAATTCGTTTGTGTATAGGATGGGCGTCATGAACGAACCTACTCCAACGCAGGCTGTGCTCAGACTCGTCGAGGCCGGCTGGTCTGAATCGCGTATTGCAAAAGAAGTCGGGACCTCCCAGCCCACCATTCACCGAATCAAGCACGGTCAACGGTCAGTTGCTTTTGAAATAGGCACCGCTTTGGTTCGGCTGGCCGGCGCTTCGCAGAAGACTTCGCTAGTTTCGGAATGCGGCGACCACGTCGTTGATGGTCCGGAGGTGGCCTGATGTCCCGCCACGTGAAGCGCCAGTACGCGTCTGGCGTCCTATCCGTCCATGCGTCTGCGGGCGATGCATCGTCAGTGCGCTGTGTGCGTGTGGCCGGGCTTCTTGCTGAGGAAGTCAGCGAGTTCCACCCAAGCGGAAGCGCTGAAGGTGAGGCCATCTCCGCTGTGCGCATCGTGGCGTCAACCACCGGTGGTTGGCGCGTGGAGGCGCACGCCGATGGGCAGGGCCCGTATGCGGCCTGCTACCCGGCGACTTCGCTCAATGGCGCTCTGCGCGTTGCGGGGCTGCTGCTGCGCGGTGAGCGCGTTCCCGCCGACTACCGCAACTGGAGCTAAGGCATGTATTCGCCCACATCGATATGCAGCAGTTTGTCGCCGCGGGTCTTGAACCGCATGAACACCAGCTCGTGCCCATCCACTGTTGAGCCGAAGGTGATCTCGGCATCGTCGGGCCAGGCCGACAGCTCGTGCCTGAGTTCGCCCACGGTCAGTGGCTTTGGTTTTTTGTCGTCCATGTCTGCTCCTAACGTTTTGGTTGTCTGGAAGTCGCGGTGCGTTGGCAAGATCGAGTGCTCCGTGACGCTGGTCGATGTCACGGAGGTGTTCTGATGTTCGGCGACTTGCTGCTGAACCCTGCCTACCAAATGGTCGTGTTGCGTGCGGTCGGAACACCGCCAACTGACCACAACATGGTTGGTCTGGCATTCGACGCGCCTTGCGGTACTGCGTCTGACGCACTTCGGCTCAGACTCGGTGTGCAAGAAGCGGAACGGGTGGCGCTTGCGCTGCTGGACGCGGTAGCCGTGCAGCGCTATCGCGCGTCGCTGTGCCAGCTCCAGTCGCCGACATCGTCCGGCAATCCGAGTTCTGACGGATCGCCGCAGGATGGCCAGTCGGTGTACCCACCGGCTAAGTCGTCCAATGCGTGCTGTGGAGAGGGGTAGGTGCCCATGAGCCGCTCGTCCTCGAACCATGGTTGCCAGCCGCCATCCACATGCGCAATGCGAAAAATGCCTGCTCGCGTCTTGTGCCAGAAGAATTCCGCCATGCCTGTCACCTGTGCTGGTGTCGTAAGCGCCGAAGCATACCCGGCGGCGCAGAGCGAAACCGGGGTTTGCTACATGTCTCGCCACATCACGCCGCTGGATGACGCCCTGAGTGCTGGCGAGCTCGCCACGCTCGTGGGCCTGCCGATCCACAACAACGGCGACATCGCCGACCTGCACCTGACCGCCGACGAATGGGCGGCACTCACCGAGCGCCGCCGCCGCGTGGGCTGGCCGCTCAACTTCCTGGAGGTGGCCGATGTTGCCTGATCGTTGGAATCCGCGGCTTTGGCTGCGGGATTGGCTGTTGAAGCCTTCCGCGGCCGAGCGCGCCTCTAAGGAGGCGTCGCGCCTGCGCTCCGAAGCATGGCAGCGAGAGCATCCGGGTAGTGCCATGGATGCTCTCGCTGCACGTGTCAACTGCGCCGAGTTGACGACTTGTGAGAGGGCTAAATAGTGCCCTTGTGGACGATATCCCTCGCGATGATGGCCATGTCGCGCTTGGCGTCCTCGGGAATCGAGGAAACCTCCATTTCGGAGATAGCCCATTCCACCGCGTTCTTCAGCGGTATGCCTTCGCGGTCGGCGCGGAATATTCCTATCAGCAAGGTTTCCAACGCACCGCAACGCCTGTTGATCTCCTGCACCGACTTGCTCAAATGGTGTTCGCTCATGTCGCCCTCCTTGCGGGCTTCTGTTGGTGCCGTGGGGGTTCCAGCATATCGCGGGGAGGGTGGCACCTATGCGTAAGCCCAGCCACGAACTGGTGCTCGACCGTGTCCGCCGACAGTGGGAGCGGGGCGCGCCTGCGCAAGCCGCCTCAACCATGCCGGGGATGCTCCGCAACGCAGTTGCCATTGTCTTGACCGTTGCCGGCCTGGTCGTGTTCTGCGCTGGCCTGCTGGGGAACAAAGAACACGGCGACCACGGCGCCGACACCGGTGCGGATGTCGTACCGGCGCAGAGCCGTGAAGCGAAGCGAGTGGGTGAGCTGAGGCATGGCGTGCATGGTGCGCCGCAGCGGGGGCCGGGCGCATGAAGGACGTCCGTCAGTTTCTGCCGCCCAGGCAGCAAGTGGTCTATGCACACACCCGCCGCATGCTGGATGCCACGGCCTGCAACTACACGACGTTTGCCATGCAGGTGGCCGAACGCTATCTCGCGACGACGGCACCCGATGTCCGCCAGGTAAAGCTGCGAACCGCTGAGGGCGAAGAGTTGATCAAGGCGATGGAAAACAACGCCCAGATCCTGCGGCGCTATATGGATGGCACCGTCAAGACGTTGCCGGCCGATTTGGAAGACGCTTGGGTGCTGAGCCTGCCAGAGCCATATCGAAGCGATTGCGAGCAGGATCTGGCGCGCCGCCGCGGCATGCTGGCGGTGCCTATGCCCAGCGATGAGGGGATGCAGGTGGCCAGTGTTGCAACCCTGTTCCAGGAATACAGCGAGCTGGTAAGCGCACTGGCCCCAGCGGTGGCAGACGGCAAGTTCGGGCCTGAAGACCGGCAGTACGCAGACCAGATAGGCCGCAAGGGCGACGATGTCATCGGCGCCGTGATCGGACTGAAGCGCGCCCTGCGGCAGGGCATCGAAGGCGGAGCCGCCGGTGCTTGAGATGGCCATCTATCGCGCGCCCCGGGCACCACATCCCGCCGACCGCAAACCCATCAGCCCCGTCGCGCGGCAGCACATGGACGAGGCACTTCGTTTGCTCAATGGCGACACGCCTGGACTCACCGGCGAGGACGCCTTGGCCGAACGTGAGCGGCTGCGACGCGAGGATGCCGCGCGCGATGCAGTGCAGAGCGAATTGCTGCTGCATTGCGCCCCATCTCCCCGGGAGGCGACGGAAAGCACGCGCGGGCAGGGCGGGGAGCTGAATCTGAACGAGGCGGCGAGCCATTCAGCTCCGGGCGATGGGTCCTCCTGGCCGACCGCCGATGCGGGTAATTCGGACCCCGTTTCCTTGGTAGATAGCGCGGCTGGAAGTTACTGAATGTTGGCGAATTACGACGATGTGCTTGGCCAGCTGCGCGATGCCGGCCTGATCCTTGACACCCTGGATAGCAGCGGCCGTATGGTCCGCTGCAAGGTGGAAGGATCACGGGAGCGGCGCGGCTGGTATGTGCTGCATGAGCTGCAGACCAACGGCAGCGACGTGTTGATCGTGGGCACGTATGGTGTCTGGCGCGGCAACGACAATGGCGCCATCAAGGTGGAGCTGCGCAAGCGCGAGGGCGACTTCACCGCCGAACAGCGCGACGCGTTGAAACGCCGGTTGGCGGAGGATCGCCGCCGCGCAGAAGCTGCGCGTCAGGACGAAAACCGCAGGGCCGCGGAGCGCGCCACGCGCGCGTGGGGCAAGGCGCTGCACGATGGAGAATCGGACTACCTCACGGCCAAGGGCGTGCAGGGCTTCGGGCTTCGCTACGGCGCATCGGGCATTGCCGTGGTTCCGCTGCTCGATGGCAATGGTGCCATCCACGGGCTGCAGCTGCTGCGCACGGCCAAGCAGGCCGACCGGCAGCGCAAGCCTGTGAAGGAATTCTGGCCTGCGGGCCTGGCCAAGCGGGGGCACTTCCACCTGATCGGCGGCACGCCGCAATGGATCTTGCTGGTAGCCGAGGGTTATGCCACTGCGGCCAGCCTGCATATGGCCACCGGCTATCCCGTAGCCGTCGCCTTCGACGCTGGTAACCTGATGCCCGTGGCCAGCGCCCTGGCCAAACGCTATCGCAGCACCAAGGTGCTGATCTGCGGCGACGACGACGTGCTGCAGAAGTGTCGCGCGTGCAAGTCGCGCTTGGTACTTACCGAGCATCCGAAGACATGCCCCACCTGCGGCGAAGACCACAAGGCCGAGAACGCCGGCATGCTCGGTGCGAGCGCCGCCGCACTCGATGTGCACGGTGCAGCGTTGCTTCCAGTGTTCTCCGAAGAGCGCGCGCGACGGGCTGCCTTCGTCGACCACGGGCGCAAGATCAGCGACTTCAACGATCTGCACTTGGCCGAAGGGCTGCATGTAGTGCGTGCGCAGGTGGAAGCTCGCATCACGGAGCTTTCGTGGCGTGCACCGGCCGGAAATCGTGCGGCCTCCACCTCCAGCACCGGGGGCGCGGGGAAGGCGCTCCTCAAACCGATCGACAGCATCGACACGTTGCTCAGCCGCTTTGCGCTGGTGTATGGGCAGGGAGGAACGGTGTTCGACCATCAGGAGCACATGCTGGTGGCGCTAGGCGACATGCGCGACGCATGCGTGCGGCGCGAGCTGCATCGCGCGTGGCTGGAAAGCCCGCAGCGCGCCATTGTGCGTGTGCAAGAGGTTGACTTCGATCCATCTGGCTGCAAGCCGGGCATCACCTGCAACCTGTTCGCCGGCTGGCCGACGGTTCCGCAGGAAGGCGCCTGCGACAAGCTGCTGCAGCTGCTGTGGCACATGTGCGGCAACGAGGCCAATCAGCGGATGCTCTACGACTGGGTGATCAAGTGGCTCGCTTACCCGCTACAGCACCCTGGCGCCAAGATGAAGTCCACGATCGTGATTCACGGGCCGCAGGGCACCGGCAAGAACATGTTCTTCGACGAGTACATGAAGCTGTTCGGCGAATACGGCCGCGTGCTGGACCAATCCGCGCTGGAAGACAAGTTTAACGACTGGGCCAGCCGCAAGCTATTCCTGCTGGCGGACGAAGTGGTGGCACGCACTGAGGTGTATCACCTCAAGAATAAACTGAAGGCGCTGATCACTGGCGATCGCATCCGCATCAACCCGAAGAACATCCAGGCCTACGAGGAAGACAACCACGCCAACCTGGTGTTCCTGTCGAACGAGGCGATGCCTGTTGTGCTTGAGGAGGACGACCGCCGGCACGCGGTGATCTGGACACCGGACAAGCTGCAGGCAGAGTTCTATCAGGAGGTGCTGGCGGAGATCCGCGCGGGCGGCACCGCAGCGCTGCATCACTATTTGCTGCAGGTAGATCTGGGCGACTTCAGCAATGGCACCAACCCGCCGATGACGGCAGCCAAAGCGGAGCTGATCAACCTGGGGCAGGACAGCCCGCAGCGGTTCCTAGACGAGTTGTATGGCCAGGACATCCCAGGCTTGAAGCCGCGGCCGGCGCCCTCGAAGGAGTGGTACGAGGTGTACAAGGTCTGGTGCGGGCGCGAAGGCGTCAAGCCTGCGCCATCACCCAAGTTTATCAATGCGCTGGTACGCAAACGCGGCATCACGCACCCCGATCGCGCACGCAAACGCTACCTCATCGAGCAGACCAGCCACGGCCCTCACGGTTTTCTGCTGCTGGGCAACGCGAGTTGCCCAGACGACCAGACCGAGTCGTCCTGGCTGGGCACGGAAGTGGTCGGGTTCCGCGGCGCCTTCAACGAGTACAAGGGACGAGCGTGAGTACTGCGCCTGTCGATGTGCGGGATGTGCGGGACGGCGTGCGGTCTTCTGTGCGGCCGCAGACGCTTACGGCAGTAGTCATGTGCGGGATGTGCGGGCGTTTTCCTTCCTGCGTGGGCGCAGGCGCGCGAGGGGACGCCGCAGATACGAGTAAGTCACGTCTTCACGTGCGTGAGTTCCCGCACATCCCGCACATCCCGCACATGCCTACTGCCGCAGTCATTTCGGGCGATATGCATCCCGCACGTATCCCCGCACAGGCCGCACACGCTCACGCGCGCGCGTTTTTTCCTGTCTTGCTGGCCTCGAAGGAAATGGAAGAAGTGGAGTACCTGGTATGACGGACAACGATGTAGTGGTGACAGGCAAGGAGCTGGCGGCCTACATCGGCTGCCGGCCGTCTTACATCGTGGAGCTCAAGCGCAACGGTCGCCTGGTGCAGGCCGAAGGCGGCAAGGGCTACCTCAAGAGCGCCTCCCTGGCGCTGTACGAGCAGACGCGCGATCCGTCGCGTGCAGGCGTTGCCGCGCGCCACACCGAGGCGCGCGGCACGGCGCTGGCGGGCGAGGGTAGCGATGACCAGGACGACGCCGACGAGCCGCAGACCAGCGATGCCAAGCGCAGGGCGAAGGCGCTGGCCGACAGGGCCGAGACCGACGCGCAGTTGGCGCAGATCGAGTTGGCCAAGGAACTGGGCAATTTGCTGCCCCGTACCGACGTGGAGCAGGCCATCTCCGAAGCTGGCACCAGCCTGCGCGTCGCGCTGGAGCGCATCCCCGACACGCTGGCGCCGCAGCTGGCCGCTGCCACCGATGAGGCCAAGGTGCGGCAGCTGCTGTGGGACGAATTGACCCATGCGCTGGAAGAAATGAGCCGCGGCTTCCGATCAGCCACCAAGCCGGCGGAGGTGGAGGGGTGAGGTCAGACAATAACCAGCGGCACCTCATCCGCGAATGCGACCCGGCGCTAGCTCGGGCCTACCGTGTGGCAGCGGAAGTGGCTGCGGTGGATCCGCACTTCTACGGAGCCGTCCGCGAGCAGCGGGTGCGGCACTACCTCGACCAGGCGGCCTTCCACGATACCGGCATCCGTCAAGACCAAGGAACAGCCCGATGAACAAGCGGCAATACACGCTGCAGGTCCGAGTGGCATGGTGGTGGACGTATCTCTATACGCCCGCTGTTGTGCTGATGATCTGCTGCGGACTCATTCCCAGCCAGCGCCGGATCGAGGCAGACGCAGTGCGTGCCATCCGGATCGTACTCAAGCCGGCGCGTCGCCACGAGGTTGCCCTCTGAACACCTCGGCTTCCCTCCGCATCAATGCGGTGCTCGCACGTGTGCTGCAGCCGCGCCGTCCGTTGACGGTGTCGCAGTGGTGCGACGAACACATGCGCCTGTCCAGCAAGGGCAGCAGCAAGCCTGGACGCTGGGTGACCGACCGTAACCCGCCGTTGCGCGAGCCGATGGACAACATGTCTGCACGTAGCCCGGTGCACGTCCAGGTCTGCATGTTTCCCATCCAGTTCGGCAAAAGTCAGCTGGCGACCAACAGCATGGCCTACTGGATGGACTACGCGCCGGCGCCGATCATGTACGCGCTGCCGGGCGAGGCCTCCATGAACAAGTGGATCGCCCAGAAGCTCAACCCCATGATCGAAGTATGCCCGGCCGTGCGGCGAGCGCTCAGCAGCACCGCCAGCCGCGACAGCGCCAACCAGCGCACCTTCAAGGACTTCGCCGGTGGTCAGCTCTACGTGGAACACATGGGCAGCCCGCAGCGCCTGAAGTCCACCACGGTGAAGTACCTGCAGGTCGACGAGATCGACGAGGCACCCCAGCAGCTCAGCACCGGCGATGACCCGATCAAGATGCTCGACGGGCGAACATCGGCATTTCCGACCACCTACAAGCGCCAGTACATCAGCACGCCCGGCATCGCCGGCATCAGCCGCATTTCAAAGCTCTACGAAAAGAGCGACCAGCGTCGCTACCACGTGCCATGCCCGCACTGCGGCCATTTCCAGGCGCTCACATGGAGCGGGCTGGTGTGGTCGCCAGACGCCAAGCACGCGTGGTACGCATGCAGTGAGTGTGGCGCAGCCATCGAGGAGCACCACAAGGCCGACATGATTGCCGCCGGTCGCTGGGTGGCGGGCAATCCGGATTCGGACATCCGCGGCTACACCATCAACTGCCTGTACTACCAGTTCGGTTTGGGGCCGCGCTGGGCCGATCTGGTGCGCGAGTGGCTGGACGCGCAGAACGACCCGGCTGCGCTCAAGACCTTCATCAACGACCGCCTGGCCGAGACGTGGGAAGACCCGTCGATGCGCTCGGTCAAGCACAACGTCATCGCCGACCGCGCCGAACCGTATGCGCTGCGCACCGCACCGCGTGGCGTACTCGCCATCACCGTGGGCGTGGATACGCAGGACAACCGCCTGGCCGTGCACATCGTCGGCTGGGGGCGCGGCATGGCCGCCTGGACCCTGGACTATGTCGAACTGCCCGGCGATCCCGCCGAGGAAGGTGTGTGGGTGTCGCTCACGGATCTGCTGAACCGTCCGATCGAGCGCGAGGACGGCGTGCTGCTGCGGCCTCTGGCCACTGCCATCGACGCCGGCGGCCACCGCACCGAGGCGGTCAAGCACTATGTGCGCCAGCGGCACATCACCCGGCCCATGTGCATCTTCGGCGCCGTGCCGAACAACGCGCCCATCCTGTCCAAGGGCAAGTTGGCCGACGTCACCTGGCGCGGTCGGACGGACAAACGCGGCATCACCATCTATCACGTGGGCGGCGTCGCCGCGAAGCACTACCTCTACAGCCGCCTGTCGGCCGACGCCGAGCGCCAGCCCGACGCCCGGCTGGTCCATTTCAGCGACCAGTTACCACCGGAGTTCTTTCCGGGACTGGTGTCGGAGATCTACAACCCGGTGAAAAACCGGTTCGAGAAGCGCGTGGTGCGCAACGAGCCTCTGGACGCGTGGGTCTACGCCTATGCAGCGACGCATCATCCCGAAGTACGCCTGCATCGATTCGGCAAGGTAGATTGGGATGCAATCGATGCACGGCTCGGCGCCACCGCGCCCGCGCATGACACCGGTGATTCCCGTGAAACATTCCCGGCTGCGGTGCCTGCCTCTGCCCCGGCGGATTCCCGTGAAACATTGCCTGCCCACGTTCCGCGCTTCCGTCGTGGCGTGCGCAGCTCGGGGGTGCGCTGAGTGCGGCCCGATACCACCCTCACCCAGCAGCTGCGCGACTGGGCCACGGCCGTGGCCGGCGACCAGGTGCTGCGCACCACGGCCACGGGCACTGAGCGCGTCGATGTATTCGGCGACCTCGCCCAGCTCGCGGCAGACGCGATGCGTGTTGAGTCCATCGTGCAGTGCATGGAACAAACAGGGCGCTGGAAGGAGGCGCGCGTGCTGCGCACCGAATACTGCATGGCCAGCCTGAGCGAGGCTGACCGGCTGGCACGCATGGCCCGCCTTGGGCTCAAGATCAGCCGTGCGAGCTATTACGCCTATCTGGCCTCGGCGCATGCGTTCGTGGCTGGGGCGCTGTCGTTCGCAGCGGCGAGCGAGGTTGCATGACGCCCTCTGCCCGCCGGCGCGTCCCGGTTTCGTGTACAGTCGCGCCGGCCAGGGATTGGCGATCAACGCCACCCTGGTGCACCGGGCGCAATGACCGGACTATCTATCTCACAGGGGGCTCCATGAAGAAGATGTTGATCGCTGCTGTCGCTGTTCTCGCGCTTGCCGGTTGTGCAAGCAATCCGCCGATGAACTTCTCCGTGCCCAACGTGGGCGTGGCGTCGAAGAAGGTCGATGCTGAGCTGAAATCGCTGACGGTCACGCTTGCCCGGCCGGACGAAAAAACCGGCGAGTTGCCTGCTTGGGCTGAAGGGCAGATTCCCGCGCTCTGGCAGTCCGCGCTGGTCGAAGCAGTCAACCGCATGGTGATCTTCCGCGACGACGCCCCGCGCAAGGTCAGCCTGTCGGTCAAGATCTTGAAGCTCGACGTACCATCGTTCGGGGCATCCATGACCACCGATTCTGCTGCCCGCTACGAACTGATCGACCGCGAAACAGGCGCGATCATCTACACGCAGGACATCGCTGCGTCCGGCACCGTTCCGGCGGGCTACGCGTTCGCTGGCGTGATTCGTGCGCGCGAATCCGTCAACCGGTCGGTGCAGAACAACATCGCCCAGTTCCTGCAGGCGCTGGAAACCGTGGATGCCTCCAAGCCGATGTTCCCGGCGGCGAAAGGAGCGGGGCGGTGATGAAGCTGCTGCCGCTGTTGCTGGTTTTGCTCCTGGCAGCATGCGCACCCAATGTCCGGCCTGACAGCTACGGCGTCGGCGCGGTGGGCCAGGTCAACCGCACGGTGTCCGGGGTGATTGTCAGCGCCAGGCTGGTGAGCATCGACGGCACGCAGGGCGGCGGCGCCGTTGCCGGTGCCGGCATGGGCAGCCTCGCCGGCTCGTCGTTGGGTGGTAGTGGCCGTGCCAATGCCGCCGGTGCGATCGGCGGCATGGTCGTTGGCGCCATTGCGGGTGCGGCCGCCGAGCGCGGCGTGTCGCGCACGCAGGGCAGGGAGTACGTGGTGCAGACCGAGAACGGCAACCTCATGACCATCGTGCAGGGTGCCGATCCCGAATTGCCGGTCGGCCAGCGTGTGCTGGTGCTGTATGGCTCGCCGGCGCGGGTGATTGTCGACCCGCGTTAGCGCTTGACGTGGGCACGGCTGGGGTGCAAGGTGTACCCGCTGCGGCCAAATCCGCAGCCGGGATTGGTCTCCCGGTTCACAAGGCGCACAGCGCCCATCTGCCGATGCCGGCGCTTTTTTGTTGCCGGCAACTGCCGGTGGCGCATGCCAGCCAGTTCTATGGCGGGCGGTGCGCGGGGGCCGCAAGGCCCACCGGTCCTTGTGCCGGCAGACCAACCCGCACCGTCCGCCGCCTTCGATTGGTCTCGGATTCGGCGGACTCCATAATCACAAGGAGATCGCCATGGCTCGTTCTGCTGCCCACAAGGGCGCCGTTTCGCTGCAAGACACTATCCGCTCGGCCGCTGCCGAGCTGCCCGCCGACACCATTGCCCGCATCGCCGCGGCCCTCGCGCCGGCGCTGGCCCAGCCTGCGGCCAACCAACCGCAGCGCACCACGAAGCAACTCCGGGTGGCCCTATCCAGCTGCGCCGATGGCTTGCTGGTGATTCCGGGCGGCCGCCCCGTCACCGATGCGTTCTATGCCGGCCAGCTGCTGGCAATCACTGCGCGGCAGGTTGCGCATTCTGTCGGGGTGGAAGAGCCACTCAATGCAGTCAACGGTGCTTTCGTCGCGGCGCTGCTGATGGATCTGTCCACCGCTTTCTACGAATCCATCGAGACGGAGGTAGTGAGCGTATGAACGCCATCACCCCATTCGACTTCGAGGGCCGCGCGGTACGCGTGGTGGAAGACGACGCCGGCCTCCCTTGGTTCGTGGCGCTGGACGTGTGCGAGTGCCTGGGCATTGTCTGGAAGGGGGCCGGGAATTCCGGATCCCTTGGTGCGCTCGATGAAGATGAGAAGGGTGTCGTTACTACCGACACCCTTGGCGGCCAGCAGCAGGTTGCCGCTATCACCGAGCCCGGCGTCTACAAGCTGTGCTTCCGGAGCCGTAAGCCCGAGGCCAAGCGCTTCGTTCGCTGGCTGACCCACGACGTGCTGCCGGCCCTGCGCCGCACCGGCACCTACAGCCTCGACGGCGCCGAGCCGGCCGACCCGCCGCCACCGGCCATGCCCCTGGCCCCGCAGCACCGCGCCGACGTGCTGGTGTCGGCCAGCCGCATCTTCGGTGCCGCGCTGCGCACCGCGCGCCAGATGCGCGTGCCGCCCGGCGAGGCCATGCGCGCTGCCTACATGTGCGCCCGCCGCCACACCGGCGTGGACTGGCAGGAGGAGCTGGGCGCAGACCTGTTGCCGGCACTCGCCGGGCCCGCATCGGAAGGCGAGTTGCGCCGTGGCGCGGCCATGCAGGCGGCAGACGAATTCCGTGCTGCCTGGCTGGATGGCAGCCTTGGCCTGCCGGACCTCCCCGTGCTGTCCAACGACGCTTTCGCCGCGTTCACCGACTGGTGCGCCCGCACCGGTCGCCAGCGCGTTCCGCAATACGCTTTCGTCGCCGCGCTCACCGGCGTAGGCGGCATGCTCAAGAGCCGCCACCGCTACCGCATCCCCGGCGAGCCGCGGCAGCGCGACGTGTACACCTTCCTGATCCCACTCCGGCAGCAGCACCCGCCACCCGGCCAGACCATGGAGAACTGGCTGGGCGAGTGCATTGAGGCATGGCGCGGTGCTGCGCATTTGGGAAATGGTGCTCGATGTTGACGGGCTGCGCGGTTCAGAGAGCGGCCCTGTCTAGATGTCAAACGAATAAGCCCCGCGAGGCGGGGCTTATTATTAGCGGACCTTTTCGACAATAATCAATATTGGCCGGGTGTGTGCCGGATCAGCGTAGGTGACGGTCACGTCGGCGTTGACGGCCGCTGTGTACATGGCTTTTTTTGTGTCCAGCGGATTCGCAAAGACAACCCTGGTGCGCTTCTCTACGAGCTGGTCAATTGTTCCGGCCCAGCCACGCTGGTCCGAGTCTCCATCGGATGCTCGGAATTTGATTTTTACATTCTGGTAGCTTGCATCCTCAGAGTTGTCTGGCGCCTCGATCTTGCGAGGGATCTTGGCCGCAGTTGTCGGAGACACTAGCTCGACGGACTTACGTCCTGACATCAGCTCTAGGCCTGCACCCTTCTGCCCGGTGACCGGCGCCATCAGCTGCACACCAGCCTTGGCCGCGCTTTTCTTTTGCTGAGCGGAAAGCGATTTATCTAGAGCTTCGGCAAACTTTTGCGGCTCCGATTTGTAGGACTCTGCGCCGATCATCAAAATGACATTGTTGTCGCCATTGACCGAGACCAAACTGCCTGGTGCGGCGCCGGGCTTGCTGGCAGCCATATACCAGCCCACGCCAGCGACAGCGAGACCCACAAGCAGCACTCCAGCTACCCAGCCTTTCACGACGGTCTCCCCGTTCTGGTTCGTGGTAACGAATTTGTCGCGGATACTGCCGATGAATTTGTCACTATTTTCCTTGCTGCCAAAGACCAATTTAATGACGGTGTCTTCGATCAGCGATCCTTCTTCGATGCCATTTACGAGAAGCTCGACGCTTTTTACCTGTGCGCCAGTCAGCTTCTTGATTGCCTTCGGGAAGTGCGCACGGACAAGCCTGTCCATGCCGCGCAGCGACTCAATTGCGTCCTCAACGGATACAGGTTGTGTCGTAGTGAATCGGATGCGGTTGTCCAGCAGAACCACATACTCTCTTGCCATGAGAATCAGCCCCCTATCCATGTTAAAAGCGGCAAACCATTGACCGCAGGCGTTACTAGATCACGGAAAGCCCTGTGGCGGCTAGCCCCAGCGGGCTTGATACTATTGGCGATCTGGATCATCGGATGAGACTGGGGTGTGGCGATTCGCCCGGCGCGACTTTTCTGCTTTGGGCACAGCAGCTCGGCCAGCAGTTGGGGTCGGTGATCTGACTGGATCTGCACCAGCCTGTTGCGTCTAGACATTGCATGCCAAGAATAGGTCAGCGGCGAGGTGCCGCGACCAGCGAAGCCCCGCCATCGTGCGGGGCTTCGTCGTTTCGGGCCCCGGTGACCAAGCCGATGGATGCCCATGCCAACGCCGCAGCAACATCTCGATGAAGCGCTTGCCGTTCGCCACCAGCTGCTGCTGGGCAAGGCGACGGCGTCGCTGTCGTTCGGTGAGCGCCGGGTGGAGTACACCAAGGCCGAGTTGCCCGCGCTCGAGGCATACATCGCCGAACTGCGCCGCACCATCGCCGGCAAGGCAACGCGTCGCGGGCGCATCACCTACGTGGTGCCGCGCTGATGGGCACGGCCATGGTCGCTGCCGATCGCTTGCGAGGCACCGTCGCCCTGGATCGCGCGGTACGCGCCGCCCTGGCCGCGCAGGTGCCGCAGCCGGCGGCGAGCGCCGATGAGGTGCAGGGCACGCGCTGGCGGGGTGCCTCGCGCACCCTGCGCAGCCTGCAGAGCTGGATCGCCCCTACCGGCAGCGCCACCGCAGACCTGCAGCGCCACGAGTTGACCACGCTGCGGGCGCGCAGCCGCGATGCCATGCGCAACGCGCCCATCGCGCGCAGCGCGCTTCTACGCTGCCGCACCAGCATTGTCGGCACCGGCCTGGTGTGCCGGCCGGCGGTGGACCACGAGGCGCTGGGCATCACCAGCGACGAGGCCGAGCGCATCAGCACCACGCTGCGTGCCAGCTGGGAGCGCTGGGCCGAAGAACCGGCCGAATGCGACGCGGAGGCCGCGCTCGACTTCTACGGGCTGCAGGCCCTGGCGCTGCTGTCGGCCATGGCCAGCGGCGATGTGTTCGTGCTTACTCCGCACGAGCGGCGTCTCGGCGGCGTGTCCGAACTGAAGGTGCAACTGGTCGAGGCCGACCGCGTCAGCAATCCGCACGAGGCCGGCGACACCCCCAACTGCATCGATGGCATCGCCATCTCCGGCGCCACGCCGGTGGGCTGCTGGATCCGCAATACCCACCCGGGCGACCGCGTGGACATGCGCATGGCTGCCTGGCAGTACTACCCGTACTTTGGTGGCGAAACAGGTCGCCGTCGCGTGTTGCACATCTGGAACGACAAGGAGCGCCCAGGCCAGGTGCGTGGCGCACCTTACTTGGCGCCGGTTCTGGAGCCGCTCAAACAGCTGGAGCGGTACGGCGATGCCGAGCTGATGGCAGCGGTGATCAGCGCGATGTTCACCGTCTTCATCGAGCGCGATAAGGAGCTGGCCGACAGCGAGGGCAACCCGCTGGGGCTGTTCGGCACAACCGATGACCAGCCCTCGATCGCGTTGGGTAATGGCGCGGTGGTCGATCTGGCGCCTGGCGAAAAGGCCAGTAGCCAGGCGCTCAACCGCCCCAACGTGAACTTCGATCCTTTCTTCACTGCAGTGGTGAAACAGATCGGCGCCTGCCTTGAGCTGCCGCTCGACGTGCTGATGCTGCAGTTCGACCGCAGCTACTCGGCCGCGCGCGCCGCCATGCTCGAAGCCTGGCGCTTCTTCAACCTGCGCCGCTGGTACCTGGTGCAGCAGTTCTGCCAGCCGTTGTACGCGCTGCACATTGACGAGGAAGTTGCCGCCGGCCGCCTGGTGCTGCCCGGCTATGGTGACCCCATCCGTCGCCGCGCCTGGACGCGCGCGCTCTGGATCGGCCCGGCCCGCGGCTCGATGGACGAGCAGAAGGAAGCCGGCGCCGCTAAGACCCGCATCGAGATCGGCGTCAGCAACGAGGCCATGGAGACCGCGGCCATGAACGGTGAGGACTGGAACGCCGTTTATGCCCAGCGCGTGCGCGAGGTGACCCGCCGCCGCGCCGATGGCCTGTATGCGCCCGTTGCATCGCCGCAGCCGGCTGCGTCCCGCGCCGACGCAGAGCCGCCGGCAGACGACGCGCTGCCCAACCCGGAGGACGCGGCATGACCGATGCTTATCACCTGGCTGCCAGCCGTCCTTGGCTGATTCAGCGCGAATCGCTGGAAACCATTCTCAGTGTGGCCGAGCGCGCCGGCGATCCGCAGGCGCTGCAGACCCGCCTTGGCCGTCCGCTCGACAATGCGCGCAGCGTCACCATGCGCGACGGCGTGGCAGTGATTCCGGTCACCGGCCCGGTGTTCCGCTATGCCAACCTGTTCACCGCCATCTCCGGCGCCACCAGCACGCAGGTGCTGGCCACCGACCTGCAGGCTGCGCTCGACAACCCCTACGTCAGGGCTGTGGTGCTGGAGTTCAACACACCGGGTGGCGAAGCCAGCGGCATTGGCGAGTTGTCCGACACGATCCACGCGGCGCGTGGGCGCAAGCCCATCGTCGCCTACGTCGGCGACCTGGCCGCCTCGGCCGGTTACTGGGTGGCCAGCGCATGCGATGAGGTGGTGATCGCCGAGACCGGAATGGTCGGCTCCATCGGTGTGGTGATGTCCTACCTGGACACCAGCGAGCGCGACGCCAAGGCCGGTGTGCGCACGTTGGAGATCGTCTCCAGCCAATCACCGGATAAACGGTTGGACCCCAAGACCGACGAGGGCCGCGGCAAGGTCCAGTCCATCGTCGATGCGCTGGCCGAGGTCTTCGTGACCGCGGTGGCGCGCAACCGTGATGTGCCCGTAGACACCGTGCTGAGCGACTTCGGTCGCGGCGGTGTGCTGCTGGGTGCTGAAGCGGTCAAGGCCGGTATGGCCGATCGCATCGGATCACTCGAAGCCGTGATCACCGAGCTGGCCGGTTCCGCCAGCACTCCCAAGAGGAAGACGCCCATGAGCAACACCAACGGGCAGGTCACGGTTTCCACCACCGCAGACCTGCGCAACGCGCTGGCCGCCGGCTACACGGCCGAGCAAATCACCATCGCCAGCACCGACACCGCCATCGCTGCGGCACGCGCCGAGGGCGAAGCCGCTGGCCGTGCTGCTGCTACCGATGCGGCCGTCACCGCCGAGCGTGGCCGCATCGCCCGCATCCAGGCGCTGGCACGCGCCGGCTTCGATACCGAGCTGCAGGCGGCCGTCGACTCCGGCGCCACGCCGGAAGCCTTCGCGCTGACCCTGCTGCAGGCCGCGCAGGAGCGGGGCATCACCCTGGACGCCGTGCGACGCGACGCGCCGCCAGCTGCGGCGCACGCCCGTCCTGGCGAGCAGGGCGGCGACACCAAGGTGACCAGCCTGTCCACCTCCGCCATCTACGCCCGCCGCCAGGCCGGCGCCGTCTCGGCCAAGTAAGGAGCCGCCTGCCATGAGCACCATCACCGAACTTAACCGCACCGGCGACTTCCTGCTGTCCGAGGCCCCTGGCACCTATTCGCGCGAGAACGAAATTCTCGCGGCTGGCCAGTCCTGCATTGCCGGTGAAGTACTGGGCGCTGCCACCGCATCCGGCAAATACAGCGCGCTGGACCCTGCGCTCACCACGGGTGTCGAAGATGCTGCCGGCATTCTCTGGGCCACCACCAATGCCACCGATGCCGACATGGCCATCGTGGTCATCAAGCGCAATGCCGAGGTCAAGGCCGAAGCGCTGATCTGGCCGGCCGGCATCACCACCGAACAGAAGTCCACTGCGATCGCGCAGCTCGCCGAGCTGGGCATCGTCCTGCGCTGATCACGAGGAACCATTCCCATGCCCGCACCCCTGATGTCCGATGTTTTCGCCGGTGACGCCTTCAGCGTCATCTCCCTCACCGACGCCATCAACAACGTCCCGTTCGTCCCCGGCCGCGCTGGCCAGGTGGCAGGCTGGGAGGAAGAGGGCGTCCCCACGACCACGATCCTCGTTGAGGAAGACGGCGGCGAGCTGCGCCTGGTCGATCCGACCCCGCGTGGAGGCCCCGGCCAGGCCTTCGCGCCGGACAAGCGCAAGGCGCGGGGCCTCGTGGTGCCGCACTACCAGGTGGATGACTTCGTCGCCGCCGACAGCGTGCAGAACATCCGCGCCTTCGGCCAGACCAGCCAGCTGGAAAGCGTGCAGGAACGCGTCAACGCGCGCCTGCGCCAGCATGTGCAGTGGAAGCTGGATCCCACGCTGGAGTTCCAGCGCGTGGGCGCCATCAAAGGCCTGATCCTCAATGCCGACGGCAGCGTCATGTACAACCTGTTCACCGAGTTCGGCGTCACGCAGGAACCCGAGGTGGACTTCGACCTGGATAGCGCCAACCCGGCCGGCGGTGCGCTGCGCCGCAAAGTGGCGGGCGTAGTTCGCAAGATCGCCGATGGCCTGGGCGGCGTGCCGGTGGGCGCAATCCATGCATTCTGCGGTGATGCCTTCTTCGATGACCTGCTGGCGCATCCGGAGGTGCGCGAAAGCTATACCGGTACCCCGATGGCGCAGGTGCTGCGCGAGGGCTACGTCACCCCGGGCGGCACGGTCTACGGCGTGTTCGAGTTCGGCGGGATCATCTGGGAGAACTACCGCGGGAAGGTGGGCGGTACTGCCTTCATCGACCCGGATAAGTGCCACATCTTCCCGGTGGGCACGCCGGGCCTGTGGCGCACCGTGTACGCGCCGGCGGACTACGAGGAGACCGTGAACACCATCGGCCTGCCGCGCTACGCCAAGCAGTACCCCACGCCGAACGGCAAGGGCCGCGCCCTCGAGGCGCAGATGAATGCTCTGAGCTACTGCACCCGGCCGAAGACCCTGGTCAAGGGCAAGCGCACGTAACACCTGCCACATGTCACCGCACGCACCGCGCGTGCGGTGACCGCACCTCCTTTCGCGCGAGTACATCCTTATGTCACAAGCCACCACCACACCGCCGGATGCCGACTTCACCGCGCTCATCGAGCGCGTGCTGTCGCATGAAGGTGGTTACGTCAACGATCCGCAAGACCCGGGTGGCGAAACCCAGTGGGGAATCAGCAAGCGCAGCTACCCGCAGCTCAACATCCGCACGCTCACCCGCGCCGATGCCATCGCCATCTACCGTCGCGACTTCTGGGCGCGTGTGCAGGGCGACAAGCTCCCCGACGAGTTTGCCTTTCAGGTACTGGACGCGGCCGTCAACCACGGCATCGGCAATGCCGTGCGCTGGATGCAGCGCGCCGCTGGCGTGGCGGATGATGGCGTGATCGGCCCAGTGACCTTGGCCGCGATCGCCATAGCGCAGCCGGCGGACCTGGTGCTGGTCTTCAACGCCATCCGCCTGGAGTTCTACGCCAGGCTGGAGACGTTCTCCCGCTTCGGCCGCGGCTGGACCACCCGCGTGGCCGGTAACCTGCGTTACGCCGCCAAGGACAACGGCTGATGGACGGCGGCGCCACCATCCTGCTCAAGTTCGGCGCGTTCGTTGCCGCCACCACTGCCGGTGGCGCAGTAGTGGCCGAGGTCATCACCGGCACCGAGCGGTTGTTCCTGGGCATCCCCCAGTCGTGGTTCCTGGCCGCGGTGGTTGGCGCGCTGATCGGGCTGTTGCTGCTCAGCGAGATCGACGCCGGCAAGGTGTCGCCGCCGCGCGATGGCACGCTTGCCTCTCGCTGGCTCACCCTGCTGCTGCGCGTGGGCTTGCTGGGCCTGTTCGTGCTGGGCTTTGCCCTGGCCGCCGGCTGGATCGTGGTGGCGCTGTCTACCTACTTCCCGTCGATGCGCGCTGCCGGCATGGCGTTCTCCGGGCTGAGTGGGTTTGTCATCAAGCCCATGCTGCCGCACTACCTGGCCGCGTTGCAGAAGATCACCGGCGGGCTGGCCACCAAGGCCGGGGGCGGCGCATGACCGGCGGCTACCTCGTCGCGCTGCTGAGCACCCTGGCGGTGTTCAGCGCCTCCGCATGGCAGCTGGCGCTCACTTTCCAGAGTGGCGGCCGCAAGCGCGACCAGGCTGCGTACCTGCTGCGCGGCGCCTGCCTGATCGGCATTGCCGTGGGCATGTTGGGCATCTTCCTGCGCGACCTTGCGCGTCACGATTACGCGGCCCCCTGGTACGTGCTGCTGGTGAGGGTTTCCCTCACCGTGCTGCTGGTGTACCCGTGGCGCCGCCGGGAGACCGACCGGTGAACATCCTCGCATTTCTCAAGGCCGCCGTGGCGCTGGTGTTCGGCTGGGCCGCCGATGCGCTTATCTGGCTGCGTAAGCCCGGCAGCGTGCTAAAGGTCTGCTGCGCAGTGCTGGCTGTGGCACTCACGTTGGCCGCCATGTCCTCATACAGGCAGGGTCAGCGCGTCATCGTGGTAACGCGGCAGGTGGAACAGTGCCAGAGCGACCGCACAGCAGCCATGGAGGCGGCGCAGCTCAAGCGCGCCGAGTTGGAGCGCAACAACGCCGACAAGGACGCCGCGCTGGCGACTATCGCCGCCAAGCTCCAGGCCGAAGCCGAGAAGCTCCGACTGCTGCAGGAGCGCAATGCCGGCCTGCGCGACAAGACCGAAGCCGCCAAGGCTGCCGCAGACCGCAGCGCCAAGGCGTTCAAGCAGGAATACGACCAGCGCCCGGCGGAGTGCACCGCTGCCTTGCAGGCGTTGGCCGCAGCCTGCCCCAGTTTGGGAGGCTACTGATGCGCAACCTGCTGATTGCTGTGCTGCTCGCCACGCTGCTGGCCGGGTGTGCGAAGAAGGGTGTCCGGCTGGACCCGGCGCGCCCGATCGTGGTGACGCCAGCACCCGCTGTGGTAGCGGTGCCGGTGCGCTCCTATGTGCAGATCGAGCCGCGCCTGACCCAGCGCTGCCCCTGGGTGCGGAACGGCGCGCTGGAGCAGGTGCTGGATGTCTCGCGCGGTCGCAAGCGTTGCCTGGAGTTCTACGAAGCCAACCTGGCCGAGATCGAGCAGGTGCAGGGTACGCCGGTGCCGGAGGGCAGCCAGTGAGCCAGATCAAGATCGAGGTGGATGCGGACAACCTGCTCGGGCGGCAGTTCACCGAGTTGGAACGCCAGCAGCTGCCGTATGCCGTCGTGCAGGCGGTCAACGCCACCGCGTTCGAGATCCGCCAGGTGTGGCAACGCACTGCGGCGCGTGTGTTCGACCGCCCGGTGGCGCTGACTCGCAACGCGGTGCTGTATCGCCGGGCGGGCAGCACTGGCGGCCGCGGTGGTTTCGGCACAACCAATCGGCCGTATGCCGAAATCTGGATCCGCGACGACGCGTTCAAGGGCAACCCGCCATCGAAGTACCTGCGCGCGCAGGTGGATGGTGGCGAGCGCCGGAAAAAGGGCTTCGAAGTGCTGCTGCAGCAGAAGGGTGTGCTACCGGCCGGCATGTTCGCTGTCGCCGGTCGCGGTGCCAAACTGGATGCGTTCGGCAACGTGCCTGCAGGCACCGTCACGCGCCTTCTGTCGCAGCTGGGCGCGGCGCGTGATGCCTACCAGAACGAAACGCCCACTTCCCGCAAGCGCCGCACCAGCGAGAGCAGCCGAGCCGAGTACCTGGGGCGCGGGCGCAAGGGCAACATGGCCGTGGTCAGCCGCACCGTGCGCCGTGGAGGCCGCTACTTTGCATTGCAGCGCCAGCGCGGCAAGCTGCCGCCGGGCATCTATGAGCGCATCGGCACCGGCTTCGGAAGTGCCGTGCGCAGCGTGTTCGTGTTCACGCGCCGTGCGCAATACACGCCGCGCTACGACATCTACGGCCTCGCCCAGCGCAGCTGGGACAAGCTGATGCCGTTCCACTTCAACCGTGAGTTGGACAAGGCCATGCAGACGGCCTTCGCGCGGGGTGGCCGATGAGCCAACGCGAGTTCCTGCAGGCGTTCGACGCCGCCGCCATGGAGGCTTTCCACGGCGCCGGCATGGCCGACGACGCGCTGTATCTGGCGCCGGGCGCGTTACCGCTGCCTGTGCGGGTGATGGTCGATCGCGACCTACGCGACTTTGGCAGCGATGAGGCGCCGGTCGCCACGCGCTATACGCAGATCACGTTCCAGCGCAGCCAGGTGCAGCCGGTGCGTGGCGCGCGCGTCACCGTGGACGGCGACACCTTCGCCCTGGATGCCGAGCTGGAAAGCGACGAGGCGCGCAGCGTCTGGGTGGTGACCCGTGGCTAGCCCGCGCGAAACCCTGCGCGCTGCCGTACGCGACTGCCTGGCGCAGATCACTGTGGCCAACGGCTACGCCACCGACGCCGGCCTCGCCGTGACGCTGGAGCCGGGCCAAGTGGGTGACGAAACATTGGCCGTGCTTGCCCCGCTGGTTACCCGGCAGGAGCGCGCCAGCGAGCAGTCGCAGGCGCGCACGCACCGGCTCACCACGCTGGCGGTGCTGGCCAAGGTGCCGGCCGATCTGGGCGAGGCGCAGGCCCGGCTCGACGACCTCATCGCCGACGTGGAGCGCGCCATGGCGGACAAGCAGGCGCGCTACCCCATCGGCTACCAGTTCCCGCAGTACGTGGCCATGGAGCCAGCAGAAGCCAAGGCCGGCATGGGCTGGGTGGGCGCGCTCATCACCTACCAGTCCCACATCCCGATCAAGTAACCCGCCGCCCGAGCGGCATGACCAAAGAGGAAATTCCCGATGGATGACTACAGCTACCTGGGCAGCGGCAAAGTGTTGATCCGCGAGTACGCGGCGGCCGCGCCTTTCGAAGAGGTGGGAAATGTCAGCGCGCTGAACTTCAGCCCGCAGACCAATACGATCACCTTGGCGGACAGCACCAAGCCGGGCGGCGGCACGCGCAACCGCGTCGACCGTGTGACCGAGGTGCAGATGGCCTACACCTTCCACGACTTCGCACCGGCCAACTTCGCCCGGGCGTTGCGTGGCACGGTGACCACTGTTGCTGCTGGCAACGTCGTTGCCGAGCCGGTGGTGGCATATCCGGGCGGCTTCATTCCCCTGGCACGCCGTGCGACTGCGATCACCTCGGTGAAGAACCCTGCCGGCACGACCACCTACGACGCAGGCGTCGATTACGAACTTCGGGACGGCGGCCTCTTCATTCCGGCGGATAGCGACATCCCGGCGCCCGTGAACGGCGCTGCCAACCTGACCATCGCGTACTCACATGGCGCGGCCAAGCGCGTGGAGGCATTGACCACCAGCCAGAAGCAGTACGAAGTGCTGTTCCTGGGCCTCAACGAGGCGCGCAGCGGCAAGGAAGTGCGCGTGCATGCCCATAAAGTCAGTGGCGGTGTGATGGCGCAGCTGGGCCTCATCGGCGACGAGTATGGCGCCGGCGAGGTCACCGGCGCGCTGCTGGCCGACACCACCAAGGGTGCGGGGCTTTCGCAATACTTCATCGTGGACATCCAGGAATGAGCGGTGACGACATCGACGTGATCACGCCGCCCAACCGCGTGATCAATTTTCGGGGTGAGCAGCTAGAAGTGATGCCGCTGACGCTGGCGCAGATTGGCCCCTTCATCAAAGCAACCCGGCCGATCATCGGCCGGGCCATCATCGCCGCGAGCATGGTTAGCGCAGGCGCCACCATCGAGGTGGCCGCGCTGATGATGGATGTCCTCGAGCGGGATGCCGACGCCTTCGCAAAGGGCGGCGCCATCGTGTCCGGCAAGCCGGAAGCATGGATCGCCGGCGCCTCACTGACTGATGCCGCTGCGCTGGTCGAAGCGGTGGTGGAGCTCAATGAAGATTTTTTCGGCCAGCGCCTGCCGAGCCTGATGCAGATGGCCGGAAAAGCCATTCCTGCGATGGTGGCGACGCAGGCGGAAATGACTGGGCCGATCTTGTCCACTTCCTCGTCGCCCGCGGCCACCAGCGAAGAGACGTCCTGACCTACACCCTGATGCAAGCGAAAGCGTTCTCTGCAGCTGCTGTGCGCGACGACCACAAGCAGCTGCGGCAACGCGAAGCATCCACGGCGCAGGCCGTACGGATGGCGATGGGATCCGAGCCTGCTGCCTTTACGAAGTACCTCAACGACTTGAACCGGTAAATGGCCGACCAATCAGCAAACCTGCGTGTCCGCATCAGTGCGGACGTGAACGACATCAAGCAAGGCCTCGCGTTGCTGCGCGGCCAGCTTGCCGCTGTGCAGAAACAGGCCAGCCAGCCGCTACCGGCAAACAACCCCGTATCGCAACTGGGCGTTTCGGCTGGTCAGACCGCGGCAGCTATGCGACAGCTGCCTGCACAGTTCACCGACATCTTCACCAGCTTGCAGGGTGGAATGCCATTTTTTACCGTGCTGGTGCAGCAAGGTGGACAGATCAAGGACAGCTTTGGCGGCATCGGTCCCGCGTTGTCTGGCGTGTCCTCTGCTCTGGTCGGCATGGTCAACCCGCTGACGATCACCGCCGCCGCCGTTGCAGCTGTTGCCCTGGCATGGAAGCAGGGCAGTGATGAAGCGACGGCCTACCAACGGGCGTTGATCCTGACGGGCAACCAGTCCGGGCAGACCGCCGAGCGCCTCGCTGAAGTCGCTGCGCAGATGGACGGGATCGCTAGCGTTACCACGTCCAGTGCTGCCGCTGCGCTGACGCAGGTGGCGGCCACCGGCAAGTTCACTGCCGAGCAGCTGGAGACGGTGGCCATAGCGGCTGAGACGATGCGCGCAGGAACCGGCAAGGCGGTGGAGGAGACCGTCGCCGAGTTTGCCAAGATCAAGGCGGATCCAGTGGCCGCATTGCTCGAACTCAACGAGACGATGCACTTCCTCGACCAGACGCAGCTGGACAACATCAAGACGTTGGTGGAGCAGGGTAACCAGGTCCAGGCTGTCGCGTTAGCCTTCAAAATCTACTCCGACACGCTCAAGGATCGAGCAGGCGATGTGCAAGAAAACTTGGGCTACATGGAGCGCGCGTGGCGCGCGGTGAAGGGCGCTGCTGCCGAAGCGTGGGACACGATGCTCGGCATCGGCCGTCAGGAGACGGCCACCAGCAAGATCAAGCAGCTGCAGTCAAACATTGAAGGTCTGAAGAATGGCAGCAGTAGTTTCTATGGAGATGTGACCCCTGCTGACCGAGCGAGGCTCATTGCAAATTTTCAGAAGCAGATCGATGACCTGCAGAAGGAGGCCAATAAGAAGCCGGTCAAGGTGATCATGGCCGGCATCTACTCCGAGGCGGACATCAAGCAGGAAGAAGCGCGCACCAAGTTCAAAGAGCAGGGCGTCCAGTACCTGAGCAAGCAGGAGCAGCTTGAAAAAAGTATCGCGGAAATGCGCAAACTGGCGGCGCAGGCCGGCATTACCGATACCAAAATCCTTCAGCAGCGGGAGCAGGCGATGAAGGATGCTGCCGCTGCAGCGGGCACAAAGGGCGCTGCGGGTCTCGCATCCTCCTCCCGCTCTGCTGGCCTGCAAGGCATCAAGGACACGTTCACCGCCGAGCAGGCGCAGATCATCACCAGCACCAAGGTGCTGCAGGCGCAATACCAGGCGCGTGAGGTCACGGTCGAGACCTACTACCAGCGCATGCGTGAGCTGGCCGAGCGTGGCGCTGCTGCAGAAGCGCAGTCGTTACAGAAACAGATTGACTACCTCAACAGCCGCAACGTCAGCGGCAAGCAGTCGATCGACGTGAACAGGCAGGTCGGTGAATTAGAGGCGCAGCTGGCCAAAGTGCGAACCGAGGGCGCTGCCGCCCTGCAGGTGTTGTCTGCCGAGGAGGGCAAGCTGAAGAAGCAGCGCGAGGACGCGCTGGAGTCCTATAAGGCTGCCCTCAATGCCAGCACTGACGCTCTGCAGGAGGATATGGATGCCATGATCGCCCGTGTCGGCGCGGGCGATCGCGAGTTCGAGATCCAGCAGCGCCTCAACGGCGTCTATCGGGAGCAAGCGCAGCGGCTCACCGAGCTCGCTCTGCAGAAGAACACTGGGCGAATTGATGAAGCGACTGCCGCTGCCGAGGAACAGGCAGTGCGGGCCGCCACGGACCGCCGCGTGCAGGTCATCCAAGATGGCTATCAACGGATGGCAGAAGCGCAAGCCGACTGGGGCAATGGTGCAGCGGCTGCATGGGTCAACTACGTGGACGAGGCAAGGAATGCAGCCGGCCAAGTACAGACGGCGGTGGGCTCGGCCTTGGGTGGGCTGGAGGATGTGTTTGTCGAGTTCGTAAAGACTGGCAAGCTCAGCTTCAGCGATTTGGCTAACTCAATCATCGCGGACTTGGCCCGGATCGCTGCCAGGCAGGCCATCACCGGCTTGCTCGGAGCGATGTTTGGCCAGCCCGGGGCGGGCGCGGTGCAGCGTGAGGCAATCCCGCTGCAGGGGTGGGATACAGGCGGCTATACCGGCCCGGGCGGCAAGTTCGAGCCGGCGGGCATTGTGCACAAGGGCGAGGGCGTGCTGAGCCAGCTCGACATCGCTGCGATCGGCGGCCCGCGAGGCTTCCTTTCGCTGCTTAGCACTATCCGCAGGGGGCGAGGTTACGCCGCCGGTGGAATGGTGGGGACTACTGCGATGCCTGCTTCGCTTCGTGGCGGCGTCCAACCACTGCAAGTGCAGTTCAACATCGAGAACAACACCGGTTCCCCGATCGCGGCCCAGCAAACCGGCGTGCAGCAGGACGGTAACAAGATGATTGTCAGCATGATGCTCAACGCGGTTGCGGGCGACATCGCGGGTGGTGGCAAAGTGGCCGGTGCGATTCAGGGCCGCTTCGACACGAGGCCACGCCGCTGATGGCCGCCTTTCCTCCCTATGCGGGCATCCTGTACGACACCGTCCGCCGCTCATTCGACCCGGCCGTGCTGCGTACCGAGATGGAGCGCGGCGTGGCCAAGCAGCGCGTGCTCAACGACGGCGTGATGATGAAGTTGGCGATGACGCTGGATTTCGCCACGCCGGCGGACGCGATGGCGTTCGAGGATTGGTACTTCGATGAGATCCGGCGCATCGGTTGGTTCGACTTCGTGCATCCGCTGAGCGGTGCTCCGCTGTCAGTCCGGTTCGAAAATGGCGGCATCGGAGAACTGCGGCCGGTTGAGGGCGCGGATCGGCCTTGGCAATGCGATGTGACGGTGGAGTACCTACGATGAGCAGCTTTCGGGAGCGGCGCCAGCGCGTCACCGACGACGCCACCACTGCGCCGCTTGAACTGCTGGAAATGACCGCGCCATCTTTCGGCGCCGTGCTACGCATCGTCAACGACACCAGGGATTGGCTGAGCAACGGGAACACCTACAAGGCATACCGGTTTCGCTTTACGCCGCCAGCTGACCAGGCCGGGCAGACGCCTCGCGCACAGCTGGAGCTGGACAACGCCGGCCGCGGCATTACCGATGACCTGGAGCGCGTGCAGCCAAATGAGATGGTGATGTGCCGCTACCTGATCACCGATCGCGCGCAGCCAGACGTGATCGCGCGGCGGTTCTATCTGCCGCTGACCCAAGTGCGCGCCGCCGGCCCGCTGATCACCGCGCAGATCGGTGTGGACTTCTTCATGCGCCAGCAGGCGGTAAAGCTGCGCGCGAATCCGCACACGCTGCCGGGGATCTTCTGATGCGGGCCAGCGAGGTGGAGCGGTTCCTCAACATCCCGTACGACGCCGACAGCTACGACTGCGCCGACCTGGTGATGCAGGTGCAGCGCGAGCTGTTCGGCCGCGACGTGCAGGTGCCGGCGCGGCGCCCGCGTGGTGCTGAAGGGCAGGTGGCGCTGGGCGAGTTGTCCCGTGCATATGCGGCGCCAACCAACAGGCCGGTCGACGGCGATCTGGTGCTGATGTTCGACAAGGGCCAGAGCCGGCCCGGCCATGTCGGCGTGTTCTTCCGCCTGGCCCATGAGGGCTGGGTACTACACACAACCAGCGCGCTCGGCAGCAGCTGGCTGCACCGTGTGCGCGAGCTGCCGGACTACGGCGCAAGGATCGAGGGGTATTACACATGGGTCTGATGACCACGCCGGCCGCCGACGGCCAACTCGTGCTGACGCCGCACCCGGTCACCTTGGAAGGGCAGCGCCACATTGCGATGGACCTGCAGCCGGGCGAGCGCCTGTGTGACTTCCTGCACAGGCACGTGATCGACCTGGACCAGGGCGACTGGTCGGTGTCGATCGGCGGGCGCGTTGTGCCGCAGCATCTGTGGGCCTACGTCTATCCGAAGGACGGCCAGGTCATCGAGGTGCGCGGCGCGGTCGGCGAGAACGCGCTGTACATCGTGGCCATGATCGCGCTGACGTACTTCACGTTCGGTATAGGCACCGCGGCGGGCTGGGGTGCAGGTGCTGCAGCAGGTGCGTTCGGTGGCGGTGTGGCTGGTGCTGTGTTCGCCTCGGCGGTCTTCGTGGCCGGCTCGCTTGTCATCAACAAGGTCCTGGGCCCCAAGGTCGAGCAGCCCTCGTCCAGTACGGCCGGCACCGTTTATGGCCTCAGCGCGCCGCGCAATCGCATGCGCCCCTACGAGCCAGTCGGCCTGCTCTTCGGCCGTGTGCCGATCGCTCCCGACATCGCCAGTAAGCCTTACACCTGGTACGAGGGTGACGACCAGTACATCGGCATGGTGCTGACGCCAGGCATCGGCGTCGGCCGCGTGGAGGTGTACAGCAACGGCGACACACCGCTCTCCAGCTACGAGGGAGTGAGCGTCTACCACGCCGGCTACAGCCAGATGCCGGAGCAGACCATCCCGCTGTACAGCAACGTGGACACAGTCGATGGCGGCGAGCTGCCCGACACCGCCGACTTCGTCACGCGCACCACCAGCGCGGACACGGTGCGCATCCAGATCAACCTCGAATACGTGCTGGGAGGCGTGGGCACTTCCGGTAAGAAGTACAACGTGTCGGAAACCGTGCAGGTGCAATACGCGCCGGCAGGCACCGGCATCTGGGCCACCCTGGCCACGCAGACGTACACCGGCGACAAGCTGGACGTCAGCAAGCGCGCAACCCTATCGGCGGACGTAGCCAAGGGCCAGTACGACGTGCGCGTGCGCATCCTCGGCCTCGGCAACTACGAGGGCGACAACACCCAGCGCAACGACTTCCAATGGTCGACGATGGGCAGCGTGCAGGCGGACACGGCGACCTACGCCGGCCTGGCACGCACCGGCATCCTGATGAAGGCCACGGGCCAGCTCAACGGCCAGCCCGATGAGCTGCGCGCCGAGCACATCGCAGCACCGATCCCGGTGTGGCGCAACGGCGCGTGGGTAACCGAGGAAACCAGCAACAACGGTGCCCACATCCTCAAGTACGCGCGCGGTTACTACGACCAGAACGGCAAGCTCATTGCCGGTATGGGCAAGAGCGATGAGGAGATCGACATCGAGTCGTTGCAGGGCTTCATGGCGCACTGCGAAGCGAACGGCTACACCTACAACTACTGGCTGACAGAAGAGCGCAACCACGACGAAGTGCTGCAGGCCATTGCCCTGGCAGGCATGGGGCAAGTCACCTGGGCTGGCGGAAGACTGTCTGTGGTGTGGGCCGCCGACGAGCAGCCGCTCTCGGGTGTGGTCAACATGGCCGAGATGAAGAAGGGCAGCTTCAGCGTGGACTACACGCTGGCCAGCGCGGCCGACGGCATCGAATACAGCTATTTCGACAGCACCACGAAAAAAGTCGAGACCTTGCGCGTACCGGCGCCAGGTGTGCAGACAATGCTCAGTCCGGCGCGCCTGACCGGTGAGGGCATCGACCGCGAGGCGCATGCGGCGGAGATGGCGCGCTATCACCTTGCGCAGAGCCTGTTCCAGTACAAAGACATCGGCTTCGCCCAGGACCTGCAGTACCTGTCGTATCGCCGCATGTCGATGCTGTCGATCTCGCACGACCTCACGCAGTGGGGTTTCGGCGGGCGCATCGTCGCAGCCGAGCGGAGCCCGCTGCTGGGTACGGTCACGCTGACGCTGGACGAGCCGGTACCGCCGCCGGATGCCCGCAGCGCGTTCATTGGCCTGCGCATCCCCGGCGAAGCGGTCTACCGCACGTTCCGCGTGCGCAGCTTCAGCGAGGCGACCGACACTATCCAGCTGGTCGAGGAATGGCCGGACGATGCGCCGCTGCCGGGCGAGGGGTATGCGGACGCGATGGTGCAGGGCGGCTGGCAGGACAACCCAGCGCACGACACCGTGTGGATCTACGATTTCAAGGCCACGCCGGGCCTGCGCGTGCGTGTAGTGGCGATCGAGCCGGAGAGCGATCTGAAGGGCGCGAGCATCAGCGTGGTGCCCGAATCGCCGGAGTTCTGGACCTACGTCAAGACCGGCCAGTACATCCCGCCGGAGAGCGGCTCGTCGCTGGCCACGCGGCCGATCGTCAGCAATCTGGCGATCAGCGAGGACCAGATCACCACCGGCGATGTCACCGCGACGGATCTGGTTGCCACCTTCGACATCTCGGGCCCTTTCGATCACGCGGTGGTGTACGCCTCGGCGTCGGACGGCAATGGCGAGCTGGTGGAAGTGGCGCAGACGCGCACCCGCACGGCGCGGTGGCGCATCCCGCGCGCCGGCACCTACACGATCAACGTGCGCCCGTTCGGCCCGGAGGGCCAGATGGGCGTTGGTGCCTCGCTGATCTACACGACCATCGGCGCAGACGCACCGCCGGTGAACTACGACCTGTTCGACGTAGAGGAGATTTCCGGCGGTATCCGTCGCTACACGTGGGGCTTCTGGACCGAGACCATCCAGTCCGCAAACCTGGCCGGCGCGGAGATTCGTTACACGGCGGCGCCGGAGCAGGGCGCGCCGGTACCGGCGTGGGATGCCATGACGCCGGTCGGCGACAGCGGCTACCACACCGGTGCATTCGACTCGCCCATCCCGTCCTCGGGCAAGTGGACGTTCGCCATCCGCGCGCGCAACACAAACGGCACGCTGTCGGTGGCGGCCAAGTACATTACCAAGACGCTGGGCAAGAACCTGGGCGAGCTGCAGGAGGAGATGCAGCGGGCGATCGACCAGACAACAGAGGAGATCCGTCAGGGCTTTCTGGAAGCGGTGGAGCGCGATCAGGAACTGGCCCAGCAGCTGCTGGAGCAGGCCCAGGACCTGGCCAACCTGCAGGCGCTGGTGGAGGCACCGGATTGGGTGGATCAGGCGTGGCCGGCCGGATCGATCGTCAAGCAGGCCGGCGGGCTGTACGTGGCCAAGCAAGACGTGCCGGTGGGCACTGCCATCACCGATACCGCGTATTGGTCATACATCGGGCAGTACGCAAGCCTGGCCGAGGCGGTGGGTGCCATCGGCGTGGCAATGCAGCAGGTCACCACCGACGTGCAGCAGGTGGAGCAAGAGCTGCAGATCCTCGCGCAGGATGTGAGCGGGGTGCGCTCCAGCCTCGCTGGTAAGGCGGATGCGTCGGCGGTGCAAGCGATGAACACGCGCCTGACGCAGGCCGAGAACAACATCTCGTCCCTGTCGCAGATGATCAGCACCGTGAAATCCACGCTGTCGGGTAAGGCAGACACCAGCGCGCTACAGGCCTTGCAATCTCAGGTGAGCCAGCAGGGCAACGAGATCAATGCGCAGAGCGCAGCCATCACCTCGGTGACGTCAAAGCTCGGTGGTCGGCCGAACATCCTGCCGAATGGCGGATTTGAAAGCGGCATTTGGACCAACGGTTCTGCGAGCGGCTTTATCGTCTCCGATGGAGCATGGGGACGCATCATGACCCACACTTCGCCGTGGAACATTGGCAGTGGTGGGCAGGCAGTTGCCTCAAGCCGCTTTCCAATCAACGCGGGCGAGACCCTGACCGTCTCCTGGGACAGCGTGCTGTTCGCCCAGGCCGGGCAAGTCAGCATGGACATTGAATGGTTCCGCGCGGATGGCACCTACATCAGCAGTTCGACGCGTAGCCCAATCATCAGGGCGACGCACAACTTCATGGATGGCGATGCACGGCGTCAGGAGCGTGCCTTTACGCGGACTCCGCCGACGGGATGCACGCAGGCCCAGGTGCGTCTCATCTGGGAAAGCATCAGTGGGTGCACCGCACTTGGCTTTCGTCGGGTCAAGATCGAATACGGCGCACTCCCCGCAACGCCCTACAGCGCAGACGCAACCGTCGTTGGTCAGGCTTCGGCCACTCAGTCGCTGACCACCCGTGTCACGCGGGCCGAAAATGGCGTCGCCAGCTACGAGGCTGCTGCGACGCTGGCGCTAGACGTGAACGGTCGTGTGGCCGGCGTTCGCTCGGTCAACAACGGGACAACTGCAACGATCGATTTTGCTTTCGACAAGGTGCGGTTCATTGACGTCGACAGAGGACAAGGTCGCACTGAGATCATCAGCGGCAAGATCTACTGCTACGCGCCCAACGGCGTGCAGGTGGTGGCCATCGGAGCGGGCGTATGACGACGTTCCTACGGGTCACGGATGAGGCGACCAACGTCGTGCTGCTGCAGGTTACCGATCAGTCTGATTCGGATTTGCTCACGCAGCACATGGGTGCGATCGGGATCGCCAGCGGGGCTAGCGGCTCAGTTGCGGTGCCCATCACCGGCAGCGCCAACCAACTGTATTACTGGTTTGTCGCCGATAGCGGGGCAGGCAATGCGCTCCTGCCGTACATCACTGACGACGGCAACACGATCACCTGGAGCGCGCCGTCTGCGACTTTGACTGCCCGCGCCGGCGGCACGTTGTTCTACGGGAGGTTTTGACGTGGCCTTCGTTCGCATCAATGCCGGTCCCAATCGTGTGGTGATCTCGGAGGACTGGAAGAATCTAGCGCTGGCATCAAAGCAAACCATCACACCCAGTGGCAGCGGCGTGCTGAAGACGTGGAGCCTGACAGTGGCCGGGACCAACCCTGCGCTGGCGTTTTTGGGCGAGAGTAATGCGGTGCTCGCCCAGCGTACTCAGAGCGGCAACAGCTTCACCTTTACGGGCTGGACGACGGGTGGCAGCTTCACCGCGTACGTGTTCGATGAACCCAACTTCGGGCGCATGAAGTACTTCTGGGTCCGCAATCCTACGAACAATCAGGTCGTGTTCGACTCAACCCTCAAGTACATGAAGGTGCGAGCACTGCTGCAGGGCAATGCCAACCAGGGCGGATCTATCACGCTGCCCGCCGGCCGGACCTACGCCGCGCTCGCCGGCTCCACTGGCAACATCATGCTCGCAATCGGTGGCTTGATAGGGGGCGGGCCGCAGTGGCAGGTGCAGGTGCTCTGGCGTAAGGGTGTGGTCAACATCAACGGCAATGTCGCATCCATCTCCGCCATCGACACCGCCCAGGATCTGCGCACCGGTACTGACCGAAATCCTCAGCCACCCCCTGGCAACTACGGCCAAGCCTGGGTGCGCGCTCCCATCCTCGACGTCACTGGATACTGACAATGCTTATCAGCGAAAACCCAACCTTCGGCACGCAGACAAAGATCGTGTCGCCACGCATCGAGATCCGATGGAACCCGGCCACCAATGACGGGCCGGTGGAGTTCCACCTCGAGCAGATCACCACCAAGCCGCACCCCGATGGCTGGACGCAGACGCTTGAGCGGTTCTTCCTGCGTGTGCTCACCGTGCAGATCAGCGACCTGATCGGCCGCAGCTACGAAATCACTGCGCCGGCCACCACTGAAGTCGACCCAGCAACCGGCGAGTCCATCCAGGTGTCGGGTGAGACCGTCACCGAGCCAGGTGTGCATCTACTGCTGGGCATCAAGGCGGCCACGCGCGCGGCCTACGATGCGAACGTGGTGACACTTAACCCGGATGCAGACCCGCTGGCGCAGCAGATCACGATCATCTGGAACCCGATCAACGACACCGGCACTGTCACGTTCCAAGTCGAGGACCGGGGCACCGCCCTTGGCGTGCTGGCAGCGCCGATCGCCGACCTGATCGCGCCGACATACGCCATCCGCTATCCCGGCGCGGAAGCGACGCAGGAGCTGGCCGGCTGGAAGCTGCAAGCCTTGATCAAGGCGGCAACGGACGCCGCAATCTCAGCCGGCAGGCCGTCGAGGGACGAATAAGCTGTCTAACGAGCGCTACAATTAAATTGTAGAGACTGCTTTGAAGGCAATAACTGATACGCCCAGGGTTCCGTAGACACTCAAGACCCTCGTTGCGCGTAGCGCCGTTCAAACTCTACAGGGGACAGGTCGCCAGTTGAACCATGACGGCGTTGTGGGTTGTAGAACATCTCGATGTAGTCGAACACCTCGGCGCGTGCGGCGTCCTTGGTGGGGTAGATCCGCCGCCTGATCCGCTCGCGTTTGAGCAGACCGAAGAAGCTCTCCACCGGTGCGTTGTCATGGCAGTTGCCACGCCGACTCATGCTGCACACCAAGCCATGGGACGCCAGGAAACTGCGCCAGTCATCGCTGGTGTAGACAGACCCCTGGTCCGAATGAACCAGGCAACCAGCGCTGGGTTTGCGCCGCCACACCGCCGACAACAGCGCTTGGACGACCAACTCGGTATCGGCTCGATCGCGCATCGCCCAGCCGACGACCTGCCTGGAAAACAGATCGATCACCACAGCCAGGTACATCCAGCCTTCATGCGTACGGATGAAGGTGAAGTCGCTCGCCCAGGCCGTGTCCGGCTCGGTCACGTCGAACTGTCGATCCAGCAGGTTGGCTGCCGCCTTGCACGGCGTTCCGCCATGGAAGTGCGGCTTGCGGCCATAGCCCACCTGGGCACGCAGTCCCTCGGTGCGCATCAATCGATGCACCCGATGGCGACTGCAACGCTCACCCAGATCGCGTAGATCCTTGGCAATCTTGCGATGCCCATAGACACTGCCGCTGGCCAACCAGTGGTGCTTGATCAGCCCCAGCAGGCGTTCGTCTTCCTTGGCGCGTTCACTGTCGGGCGACTTTAGCCACGCGTAGTATCCAGCCCGGTTCACCCGCAAAACCCGGCACATCGCGCACACCCTGAATTCTTCGCGGTGGACTTGCATGAAGAGGTACTTTGCCTTTACCCCTTGGCAAAGTACGCGGCGGCCTTTTTTAGGATGTCGCGCTCCTCCGTCACCCGGCGCAACTCGATCTTCAGCCGCCGGACTTCGGCGCTCTGGTCCACCTCGGCACGCTGCACCACGCCGGGCTTGCCGAACTTGCGCAGCCAGGCGTACAGGCTGTGCGTGGTGACACCCAGTCGCTCGGCGACCTCTGCCACCTTGAACCCACGATCGGTCACTTGCCGGACCGCCTCGATCTTGAACTCATCCGTATACCGCTTACTGCTCATGGACACCTCCGAATCAGCCATTTTCCATGGCCTTGAGATGTCTAGGAAATCCTGGGCGTATCAAACGCAGTTCACGTAGGAATTTTCCTACATCGATATTGATTTCGTTCATGCATGATCGCGGTTAGGGCCTTTAGCCCATCAGGTCATCATTTAACGGGGGAAGGATGTCGATGCAGCCGCGTATAGTTGTGAGAAACGCTTATCTCAAGCGGGTGAAGTTCAATTACGGGCGGCGCAAAAATCCCCCGGTACACAAACTGGAGGATTTACTTCTCGCTGTACGGGGCGCTACTAACGGATGGGCTGATCGTCATTGGCCGGTTAGGCCGGCGGGAGCTCCTCCGCCAGATGCAGGGACGCGTTGCATGTACTTTGGCGAGATGAAGCGGCGCCTCGTTCAGGCGGATGGTTCTGGGGGAGGTTTTTTCTTTACTGTCGGCTCTTATGTCTATGGACAGGGAGAACATCAGATCGCGGTTGACTTCCAGGGGCCTGATCCCAACATCATGTCCGGGCCGCTATACGACGCTGACGGCCTGCAGCGCTCTATCCTGCATGAGTTTAGATGCGTCGCAATCGGTGAGACTCTCATCGTGCAGAATGAGCAAGGCGGCGGAGGGCTTCCTGCCCTTGCGCATTTTCTGTCTAACATTTTCAGGAAGCATAGCGGAGTGCTGGACATTCCGTCGCTTACCTTTATGGATGTTTTTTCTAACGATTTGCGCAAAATAATTGAGCAAGGTGGCGGCGTAAAAAGTATGCAGATTAGGGTTATTCAAGGGGTGCAGCCAAAGGAGGCTTCCACGCTTGCGATAGCAACCCCTCTGTATCAAGCCAAGGAAGCGGTTGCTAACACGGGGAAATTAATTGTTAAGTGGGAAGCTGATGATGGCGATGGGCTTGACGTAGATACGGTTATTGATACCTTCAATGCTGGGCGTGCGTTGGTTTCTGATCTCGATAAGGTAGATCTAGAGACTATGACTGGCGGCCCTGTCAGGAATGTAGGAAAATACAAGGCCAAGTCTGAGATACCCGTTACAATAGACGCGAATGGGATCGAGCATAAAAATGAAATTAAGCCGCTCCTGTATGCATATTTGGATGAGCTTAGAACGCCGGATAGTGACGACTGGCGTTTGATCGACGATGCCGGAATGTTTCTTTCGGGCCGGGTTTTGACAACTTAATTAATATACGGAAAATGTGATGCTCCCTCATGATGTTAAGTCAGCTTTTGCTACTCTGAAGCATCTGCGCGCTCGGGTGGGGGAGCATCGAGAGACTCGGGCACAGTTCATTTTCGCTGCAGTTTTATTGATTGCAGGTTTTTTACTGACTTGGGCTTTAGTGCCGACTGCCCCTGACCTAAAAAAAGAAGGGGTTGCTTCGGGACTATTGGCGGTCGCGGCGGGTGCACTCGCTTATGCGGCCATTTTAATTGGCTTTGTAGTAAATCTAATGCTTTTTAGCGGTCGATTAGAGAATCCTGATTCTTACAGTCCTGAGCAGCTTGATGTAATGGTTCCTAGGCTGAGATATCTTTTGTATTCGCAAATGGTAACTTTGTTTGCAGCTATTGGGTTATCAGCTATGACTTTGGTAGGAAGTTTGGTTGTCGCTGCGGAAGTCGGCCGTGTCGCTCTATCCCCAATTCTTTTGTTATCTGGTGGGTTTGCGTTTCTCTGCGTAGTGAGAACCGCACTTCTTCCATTGCAGATATACGAGCTCCACGAAACATCGTTTGGTTCGATGTTAGGTTCTAGCCGAAAGGTGGCAAGAAGCCGTCATGCGCCACGTCAACATGAAGAAGATTGAATGATGAAGCAGAGGCCAGTGTCGCTACGGCGCGTCTTGCGATATTCGCTTACTTCAGGCGGCACGAAGCATTCATCTAAGGTGTGATGCACGAAGAAAAGCCCTACACAGTTTTGCGTTTACGGCTGATGCTTTCGCGGCGCGTCGTCACGTAGGCTCTTAATGCAGGACGCGGAGCCACAGGCTGCTCACCCGCGTGGCGCGTGAGCAGCGCCAGGCCGGCTCTTACACGTAACCGTCGAGGTCGTCGCGCGTCAGCACGCCCAGGCGGTAGCCCCATGACGCCACCAGCTCAACGATGCTTGGCGCCTCAGCTGGGAATGCATACAGCAGTTCCGCTTCGAACTGGTTGAGCACTTCCAGCGGTTCGGACGCGGCCGCCAGTCGCTGCTGCAGCTGCTCGAAGAGGCTGGGGGTGGGGGGGCGTCCATGGAAAGCAGTCTACGGCGCCGCGTCTCAAGCGGTGAGACGGGCCGGCCGATACTGGCCGCATGGATAGAGCCGAACTCCGAACCCACCTGGAAAACCTCGACGCGGCGGTGCAGCCGCTCCTGAAGAGCGGCCCCGACCGTTGTCATTTCTGGCAGGCCTTTGCGGGGATGGCGGACGTTGTCGGCGACGGCGCCATCACGGCGGAGGATGCCCAATTCGTCTCCCGGCGGCTCGATGAGATCTTGGCCTGGCATGGCCTCGAAGATCGCGACCGCGACTGTTGAGAGGCGGCCATGTGTTACTCCGCGCAGATCCGAGCTGAGTTCAAAGAGTTCCAGCGGGCGTTCGGCGCCGTGATGGACATCGACACCTACGTGAAAACCTTCTGGTGGGGAGAGGGCGCCCAGGCGCGACGGATAAAGGCGCCACGAGCGATGGTGCGTGAGCTCCTGGAGATCGGACCGCCCGAGTTGCAGGAGAACCTGCGCGCGGCGGACGCGGCCGAGGCAGACATGCTCACCCGTGAGATCTTCGACCAAAAGTGCCGTGTCGGCGATGCCGAGCGGGCGCTGCAGGTCAGGGAGACCAAGAAGGCACGCGAGGACGTGCGCATCGGCACGAACAAGATCCAGCAGTCCCAGCGGCGCCTCGACACGCTCAAGGGCACGCGAGGTCAGGACGACAGCCGGATATTCCCGGGCGTCTGTTGCCCGGTGCTGGTGGTCGAGAACGGCCAGCGTGTCGTCAAGCCGATGCGCTACGAGTGCCGCCCGGCCGGCACGCCGGCGATGTACGACCGAAAATTTCCCGGCACCTATAACGCCCGCCGCGACAACCTGGAAGCGTTCTGGCGCCGGCAGTTCGGCTACACCCACGGGCTGATGGTGGCCGACCGGTTCTACGAGAACGTCGAAGGCCCAGACGGGCAGAACCAGCGCATCGAGTTCGTGCCGCGCACCGGCGAGCCGATGCTGGTGGCATGCCTCTGGTCGCACTGGCGCGATCCCACAGGCGTCGAACCCGACCTGCTGTCGTTCGCGGCGATCACCGACGAGCCGGAGCCCGAGGTGGCAGCTGTCGGGCACGATCGGACCATCATCAACATCAAGCTTGAGTACATCGACGCGTGGCTCAATCCGGATCCGCGCAACCTGGATGCCCTATACGCCATCTTCGACGACAAGCGGCACCCGTTCTATGAGCACCGGCTAGCAGCGTGATCAGCAGCAGCCACAACCAGGGTAGACAGCCATGCCATCACGATATTCACATCGCGCTGCTCTGCAGCGCTTCAGCGAGCCGAGCGTCATCGCTCCTGAGGGCATCACGCTGCCCGAGCTCCCGCCCGACATGAATTGGCACAACCCAGTGAGAGGCGAGAGCATCATCCGCGACGAATGGGAGGTTTTACACGTGGGCCCTGCAGGCACAGACGTCCTTGCACGGGTGCGGCGCAACCAGGCGGGAGAGGGTGACCTCTACCTCCCCATTCCAAGCAGTCAGCTCGTACCCAAGCCGGTCACCTGGCCACTCGCTCAAGCGTTTGAGCAGGCAGCGGAAGCAGCGCGCAGCTGCGCAAGATAGTCGCCTCGCGCAAGAGGCGCTAAGGCTCGGGTCTGACCTTTCGCGATCGCTTGGTGTCTTGGTAGCGGACGCCGATTTCCGTTATCAGATATCCAGGTCGCTTCTAGTCTTCTTTGCTGAAAGTCCAGCAATCTTTCCTCAGGCTTGGATGCGTGTGAAGATACGGAAGCCCATCGCGCTCGACGTAGCAGCCATACAGATCGTGGTACGTGCGTACATCCACAACGTAGAGATCGCCTTCGGCGCGGATGGTTCCGCAGACTTCGGCGCGCAGCTTGGTTGTCATTTTGTTCAGCTTAGGGGCGAGCCTTAACACGAACGCATCCATCGTCTCGCCCGCTATTGACGTCTCCGTTGCAAGGTGTGTCATGCGCTCAATGGCTATCACCTGTGGTGCGGAAATAGCTAAAAACGACATCACGACTTTGAGCCAAATTTGCACCAGCGGCCGCTGGTTGTACCGCTGCAAAGGCTTTCGTTTCATCAGCATTCCCCGGGTATGTTTCGGGCAAATGCTGGAAATTCAGTGGCTTAGGGTTTAGGCTTCGGATTGAAAATCCCCGTGTCGGCGGTTCGATTCCGTCCTCGGCCACCATATCCAAGCCTTCGTTCGCAAGGCTTCCCGGTTCTCACCGGATCTGTCGCTCTCCCGGTCCCTTACTCGATTGTAGATGCGGTGGGCAGTGGTGCGTGTTGCAGGCGCGCGCGTTAATTCTGATGTGATCCAGCATGGACACAGGCTTTTTGCGCGTTGGTTCGGCTTCCCGATCGTGCGCGTAGGCGCTACGTGTGTCCGATGCAATCGATTTCTACGTGATCTTCAAATGTGCATGGCGATACTGCGCGCATGACGCACAAGACACTTCGACGCACCCTGATCCACGGTTACTGCGGTGAATTCCGCGTGGAGACCCTGGAAAGCCAGGCGCCAGGCGCGACGCTGTGGCTTTCGACTGCGTTCGTTTACCACCGCGACCGCGCCGCGCCCGTGGCCACGATCGAGGGCGCAGGGCAGGGCGAGTACCGGGGCGACGCGCGCGAGCAGGCGCTGCGCGTAGGGTCTTGTCTGGCGGAGTTTTTGGACCCCAAGGAATACCGCAGCTGCGAAAGGCAGAGCGGCTGAAGAATCGCGGACTCTTGCCTGCGCTTCGAGCGTGTAGGCGTCCGGATCGTGGTTGGCGGGGAACAGGACAGACCGGCGGCAAGTCGCGCGATGCCTTGCATGAACTCGGCGCGTACTGCGAGTGCCGAAGTGGGCGCGCCCGCGCATGTCGTGCTTATAGCAACACCACGTTGTGCAGATGCGTTTGCAGGCCCTTGCGCAAAATCCGGTAGCAATCGCGATCGAAGTCGCCGGGTGCGGACTGCAGTTTGCGGGCAGCGGCCAGCGAGGTGGCGCTGCCCAGATAGTGCCAGTTGCGCAGCACGTGAAACTGGCGCAATTGCTTACCTTCTTCCATGCATGCGATCGCGCCAGGAAACGGCCATACGACCTGTTCCAGGTGCTGGAGGGCAGCGCGTAGACGCGTCTCGTGGTCGCCCAGCGACTCGGCGCCATGGCAGGCACCGGCACAGCGCTTCAACATGGCGCGGAAACACGGGCGGCCATCGGTAGCGCGTTCCAGGCCGAGCAGCCCGTAGCAAAGGCGGTCGCGATCGGCCAGCCGCCGCAACGCTTCCTTGGCGGCGCGTGGGCTGGAATAGAGCCCATACAGCCATGGTGTTACCGCCGGATCGCGCTCGGCTGAATGCACGATGGACACGGCGCCGCAATACAGGCGGATCGAAAACTGACGCGGTACGCGACGCAGCTTCTGGTTGTACAGCGGGCGCATCGATTTGATGAGCTGGGATTCCAGCAGCTGCGCACCGAGATCGCCGGCCATTTCGAACACGCTGATGCGCCGGGTCTGGCGCAATAACGAGGCTTCGCGTGGCGTGCGGAAGTGATCCATCACCCGCATCCGCAGGTTGATGCTCTTGCCGATGTACAAGGGGAGTCCGCTGTCCTTGCCGTGGAACAGATACACCCCGGCAGTCGTTGGCAAGGTTGCGAGCGTGCTGCGCAAATGGTCGGGGTAGGCGTATTCGACCGCGCCGAGCCCGCGGCGAACGCGTTCACTGCGGGCCAC